ATGTCGCACTATTCAGAATTAAAAGTTTACCCAGTTTCATGGGAAAAGAAAATCAAATCCAATTTAAAGAAGGATTGGGAAATTCGTTATACGTATTTTCACAAGTCCTGTCCTTCAGGTAAAATTATTAGGTTTAAAGGAATGAATCATGCTTCTACTCTTGAAGAAAAGCAATTTATAACCAATAGCCTAATGAAACAAGAAATTGGAAATCTATCACGGGGGTATAACCCTATTACTAAAGAGTTTGAAATATCAAGTAACGTAGTAATTGAGACTACAATGTTTATAAATGCCTTGGAAATTGCATTAAAAAAAATACAAGTCTCTAAACCAATGAAATCATTAATTGGAGATACAATTAGATTAGTGAAAGCAGCATCATTGAAATTTGATATAAACCTTAAACAGATATCTCATATCAGGAAAAGAGATATAAAAATTATTCTCGACGAGATTTCAGAAACAAAAACCAATGACAGAGTAAATAAGGTAAGAGCTTGTTTAATTATTCTTTTTAACTATTTTGTAGACATGGATATATTTGAGTTTAACTTCATTAAGTCTATAAAAAAACTGGTCCATACTCCTGAAAAAAGAAAGATTTTACGAAAAGAGGACAAAGAAAAGTTTGCCAAGCTCCGATTTACTAATTATAAATTATGGAGATTCTGCACTTTGTTTTATTATTCGGGATCAAGGCTAGAAGAGTTCATAAAAATAGAAATAGAGCATATTAATATAGCTTCGCAAAAATTCAGAATATATGAAATGAAAGGCAAGCGCTATCACTGGGTATGGAAACCTATAAATATAAATGCTTACAATTTATGGATTGAAATAATGCAAGAAAATAATGGAGTATTCGTTTTTGGTAATGACCTATCCCCTTCTGACAAACCTACTGAAAGGGATTACGTTACAAGGAAATGGAAAAGATGGGCGAAAGATCGCCTAGGTATAGATGCCGATTTATACGCATTAAAACACACTTATCTTAATGATGTAACCTCAAAATACGGAATTGCAGAGGCTAAAAATCTTGCAGGACATACCAATGAAGCAACTACAAGAATATACGCAGTGGATTATGAGGATTTGTTACTTGAAAAGCAAAAGACTATTGATGTTTCTCTTGCAATATGATAAAAAAAAGGAGTATTTCGGTACTCCTTTTTTTTAATTTACAATCTTTATAAAATCAACACTTAGCTTCTCATGTTCTTCAGGCATAAGGAATAAAGTAGCACAAGCCTCTCCATCCAAAACTATCCATTGTATAGAGTCTACTACTAAAATATCATCTTGTACTTTAGCGTGATCAAGATCCGGAATAAAATCTCAATATAAATTTGTTCACCTACTCTTGGTAAAATTGGCAAATCAATATCTATTCGTTTATTTATTCCGGTTCCCAGTATATGGAAGAATATAATCATAGTTTTTTTGCCAAAGATAATAGTTTACGAGAAACCGTAAGACAGTGTAAAAAGTTTTATTTTAGGCAAATAAAAAGCCTCCGTGGGGAGGCTTATTTATTTGTTTCATCAAAAATACTTTCACTTAGTTTTTGCAAATCAATCATATTTATAATACAATATATTATACTATAAAAAAGCAAGCATACAGTAAAAGTGCTAAAATCAAATTCTAATTTAATTTTTGAAGTTTCTATGATATGAATTATATTATTTTTATTAGCCCTTAATTGAGATTCTATTAAATAGAAAAAAGTTGAAATTGTAAAATATGATATATATAAAGACCTTAGTTCCTTCAAATTATTTCTAATCGAGATAATAAATTGTCTATTTTTCACCCCGCTTAAATTAAATGTTACAACCAATCCTAGCCCAATAGAAAACATGATTCCTAATACAGTGTACAAAGTATTCATAAACACTTCCGAGTAATTTAATTTTAAAATTACTGATAATGTAAATGCTACAATTGCCAAAAATATTTTTAAATATGTTCTCATTTTATAGTTCTTTCAAAAACCTTTCCATTTCTTGTTTTAAATGTTGCTCTGACAATTTTCCTGATTGAGTTAACTCAACATCAACTGATTTAGTTTTCAGGATATCGCTACCACTAACTGGGACCCCTTTTTTTGGATAAAAAGTTACATTTTCTGTTTCAGAAATTGGCTTCATATACGCACCTAATACTCTTTGATAATCGTCTTTCGACATTTTACGTGGTTTCTTAAACTTTAATAGAAGCTCTGCGGATACTATTTGATCAAGCCTATGACTATCAATATCTTTTACACTGCTTAATAAATCTCTTAGCATTGATAAAGATAATGATCTTGTTTGATTTTCTTCTCTATTATTATCCTCAACGACACTAATATTTGGATCCTGTATCTTAATTTTATTTAAATCTATTAATTTATATTCTGGTGAATTTTGAATTAAAGGAGTCAGTTCATATATCGTATCTTCTCTTTCGTCTTCCAGTACATAATTTATATATGTTTGTAATCTTGCAATCCCAGTGGTTCTTGGTAGATTTGTCACAACATATTTATTATTCAATAAAAAATAAAAATGGTCTTTATAAACCAAAGATGAATCAATTTCTAATTCATCTAATGTAGAAATTACAAATTTATTACTATTAAACAAATTATCAGGAATATTTGGAACATCTCCCCTTGGTTTAATTCTTAAAACCGCAGCAAAAACAAAATGATCACTGAGTAAATAGTCACAAATTAAGTCTTCTTCATTGTCATTATTACTTAATAGCATTCGTCTTGCCTCAACTGTAGTACTTTCTAGTTTAGCTTCTAATAACTCTTTGACATCAACAGTACTTCGTGTTATATCATTATTTTCAATTTTAAATGCTCTAAGAGTAATTGTTTTTTGCATATTATTTAATATAATTTAGTATTCTGGCAAAAGTATAAATTTATTTTATATCTCTTTTGCGAATCTAAATATATAATACGTCAAAACTCGTCGCATTAAAATTTATTTAAAAAATACTATGCTTTCAGTTTATTGTACCAGTTCAGGACTTCCTTAAATCCAAAAGGATTATTAGTGTAATTGCCTGCAATAACCTGTCGTGTAGCCAATAATGAAGTTTTTACAGATAAGTTGTGCTTTTTCCAGTAATACAGAGCTGATATAAAATTGTACGGTGGTTTTTCAAGCCATTCCGGATGTGAAACGAAGTCAATACCGGTATCTTTTGAAAGTTGAGTGTAATTGTTCCGGCCAGTAGTTTGAATAGCACCGCGGCCGATGAATTTAGAACCATCTCCGTCATAAATATTACCTAATCCTTTTGGGAATTTACGGTCATCATATACAAGGTTAGCAAGCTTTACAGAATCTCTCAGATAATCATTCGGTTTGTATTTTGAACGGAAAGCTGATGGAAATACAGCTACTAATCTGGAAGGTGTAGTATAAAATAGATTTTCTTTGAATACTTTAAATCCACCAGTTTCATTTAGACAATTAGCCAGGAACCGAAACTTATCTTCATCAGTTTTAAGTCCGTATTTTTCCATTTGCTCAAATAGATCCTCCGGCACATTGCCCATATTCGCACCTATCTTCTGCAGCTTATTTCTTAATTCTAGTTTAGTCATGGTAGTATTAGTTTTTTAAGTTTTGAATACCAGTTTACACTGTTCCTTCTAATAATTTCCCAAATGAAGATTGAAATAATAGAGATTACAACATAAAGCCACCAACTATTCCGATTGCTTTCAACTTTAGAATTTTTATTCTTTTTTAAAGTAGTGTTATCAGCCGTTAGCTTAGTGTTTTGCTCCTTCTGACTTTTCAGATTAGTAATAAGAGTTTCCTTGTCATTAGTTAACTGCCTATTTTCAGCAGTGAGTCGGGTTACATTATTTTTGGAAGACTGAGCTGCAGTTTTATAATTATCTAATTCCGAATTAAGCCGGTATATCTCTTTACTCATGCTTTCATTGGTCTCAGATTCAGATTTGGGATTACCATTCTCATAATACTCCTTAACCTTTGATGTTTTTGTATAAGATTCGTTTTGCTTTTCGGAAGTATTTTTCTCAGAAGTATTTTCTGTAATAACATTTCCTTTTTCAGAAGATATCTTTTCAACACTTCCGGAGAATTCCCCCGCGGAAGTGTTTTGTTTTTCAGATTTAGTATTCTCCTGGCTAGTTGTTTTCTCGGATCCGAAACTCTCAATTCTTGTTTTAGATTCCTCTTTGGAAACATTCACTTCACGCTGGCGGGTCCCACAGCCAAAAAGGAAAAGGCTAATTATTAATATTAGTATTGCTCTCATTGGTTTTAGATTTAAATTGTTCATAGAATAAATACAAAACCCCAATGCACATAAGTACATTTCCGGAAGTCCACAGATACCTTGAAAGAAGGTCATAATAATTATAGTCTGCCCAAAGATCCTTCATGATTGCTACCCAATAGCAAGCTAACCCGATAAGGATAAAAGGAAATGTTTTTCGGTGCATAAAAAATGAGCCGATGAATGCAGCAGAGATGAAGAAAGCGGAAATATATAGTTTCTGAATATGCTCTGCGAAATATACACCTGCAAGCGCTATTATTACAATAAGCAGCTTTGCATAAAAATTACTGAGTGTTGTTTTCATTGTTATTATTTTTATTGTTAAAGAATCGGTCTAAGTATTTCTTTTTATTTTTATCCAGGTATACGATTAAGTCGTGAGAAAAAAAGGAGATAAGAGTAAGGGCCGGAAGCCGGTAATCTTTATACCCAGAATTAAACAGGAATGTTTCACCTACAAATACGGCAAATACTGCCATAGCTAATGCAGATAGTACCATTCCTGTTTTAATTTTTTTTTCTTGGGAAACTAAGTACCCAATACGACCCAATACGCCTACTATGATTGTTAACAGAATAGCAGTTATTCTGCTAGTATCATAAAGAAGCTCGTTTTGTGTCATGGTTATTGTTTTAGTTTAATTATTAAATTGCATTTATTGCTAGCCATTGATTAATAGCAGAAGCAATGGCTTCATGACCGGCAGGGTTAGGATGTAATGCGTCTCCAGAATCGTATTCATGTCTTAATTGATCGGTTGTACCACTTACAGCAGTTGGAGTATTACAATCTACAAATGGCAAGTTTTTAAGTACATTTGATGTATTTATATAATTTATAAGTTGTCCTGCTCCAGCTCTGGCCGATGGATAACACATTACTAATTCTATCCCATTAGAAATTAATGTTTCAGCAATATAATCTAGCCTATATTGCCAATCAGAAGCGGGAACGCCAAATAATATATCATTGCCACCAATCATGAGAAAAACTCTATCAGGATTAACATATATAATTTCATATAGTCGGTCTACTACAGATTTTGTATAGTCAGCACCTCCCCCAGAAATTATATTATTGGATTTTATTCCAGATTTTGATGCCCACCTTAGAGGTTCTACTATCGAACCAGCACCTTGAGTTATAGAATCACCAACGTACATATTTTCACAAAAGCTTGTAGTATATCCATATTCATAAGAGAATACGGTGAAATCACCAGATGCTATATATACACAAGGATTAGACGTGTTGAATGGTATATAATTTGAGTCATTTTCACCAGACATCACTCTAAATGAAACTTGAGATCCTTTAGAAAGGTTTTTAGCAGTAATAATATAGTCAGTATACTCTCTTTCAAAAATAAATTCGATTATATCCCCTATATTATACTCTAATCTTTCAGAAGAGGTAATTGATATATTACCACTTGACTTTTTCCCAGTTATTGTTATTTTTCCAAAATAAGGGCTGCCAGATTTTGTAATTAAATAAGCTTGTGCGTGCCAATTATACCCGTATGAATTAGAGGAGATGAACGCAACACCTATACCCATATCTGAGTACTCTTGCCCTCCATATAACTGGTTTTGTTTAAAAACAATTTTTTGGTAAGATCTCTCGGACAAAACGAAATGAAAGTTAGAAGATCCGTTTTTAGCAACTAATAAATTAGAAAATGGAGCACCCGCATTACTTAATTGAACTCTTAAGCCATTTATTTCATTCGAAGATGATACGCCAACTTCAAAAACATTATCCTTTTGTAACTTTTTATATGAAAATAGTGCTTTAAATGATCTTCTGTCATCCAACTTTGGATCTAGCTCTTTTGTGGCAATACCATCATTTACTGATATAACAACGATATTATATTTAATATCTTTAGGAGACACCGAGATATTTGGCGTTACATTAGTATAAGTACCCGGGCTGATAACTTTATATCTGTAATACCCAGTTAAAGGAATTGGTAAAGAATTTGACATTGTACCACTATACCCATTAATAATTCTTTCGTTAATCTGTTCTTTGTTGTAGGTAGCTACGCTTAATCCAGAATCAACTAAAGCTGTATTTGGTTTTGGGTTCTCGTCAGCGATATTTATTACGATTTCATTCATGGTTGTTAGTTTAAATTGCTACAGTTATTATTTTTGTTTGAGTTATTTTTCCGCCTGATATATGATAAACCATATATTCAATATTTGCTATTGGAGGTCCCGTACTACTTAGGATTGATTTTACAACACCAGTTTTTAATCCATACCATCCCTCAGATATATTGTCTGTTCTGGATGAGTTTGTTATTTTATACCCAATGTTAATTTCATATTGAGCATTGTCTGGATGCGTACCGTTTTGATATTCGTAAGAAATTGCATTGGAGTTTAAGTTATAACTATATAATACAGGATCGCCTACTTCACTCCCACCAGAGGAAGTCATATAAATATCATTAGTCAGTTTTTGTTTTGCTAAATCTTCATCCAGATTTAGTTCAGTTTGATCAAAATCATACATTAATGTTTCAGTCCAACTTTCAGGAATATAGGCCACATTTACTAAGCCTCTATTTGGTGAAAGCTCATATATTTTGAAACCTGATTCATGGTAGCCATTCATTGTTAGTCTTCCATTCATTATTCCGAATTCAAACCCGACATTCCCATTAGGATGTCTTATTAGGAGTTTTCCATCTCTCGTAACAGAAAATGTAGCTTCATTTCTATGGGCAAAATCTTTATTAGACCATAGAAAAACATCACTACTGCCTCCTTGACCTGTTATTCCTGCATTTTGACCAAGTTCAATGATTGAGCGGTCCAGATCAAAGAAAGTAGTACCATCTGTTGACATTATTTTTTTAGTTTTTACATAGCCACCCTGAATAGATGTCATTCCCTCAAGCATAGTTATATATCTTATGTTATTGGAATCTACTGAATGAACTAATGCTAAGAGAAAGTTGTAATAATTTTCCTCGCTGTTATACGTAATACGCTGTTTGGTTATCAAGAAGCTTCCATCTGGTCCATTTTTTTGACAGCGAGCATAGATGTAATACTTGTCATTATCTGGAAGTGTTTGATTTAGCTCAAACATATTCCAATCTGTAGGACCAGAAGGATTAATAAGGTAATGAATTAATACGCCTGCAGTAATTTTAATCTGATTGGCATTACCTAATACATTTAGAACGAATTCAATACCATTATAGCCTAATTGCTGGCTATCATCGCCCGTCTCTAATAATAGAGTACGGATAGATATTGGACGAATAACATCTGTATGTAAAAAACCGTCTACATCAAATAAGCTTTCCCGAACTTCCTTTGTCATACGATAAGAGTTAAGCGTTTGTTGCCGGTTCTCAATCTTTTCAAACTTGATGTTCGTTTTTATGTCCTTCAGATCATTTTTGATTTCTTTTACCAAAGAAACTTCGTATACGTCTGCAATATCCAGATCATATTTATCCTGGAACAAATCATACTTTAGTCCTATTATCCGGGTTATCTTATCAACCCCGAAAGAATCATCTTTAACAGATGCATAATCGCCTATATCCGCCTTCACTTTATCGCGCATGAAAAGCGGATCTATATTCAAGGCATATTTTACATTATTCTGGCAAACTTGCTGATACTTTTCCAGTACTTTTTCATGAAGCTTATTCTCAGCATTCGTAATATACTGATCCGGCATCATGATGTCGATTAATGTGAATTCATCACCAACTTTAAAGCTGAATATTGTTGATGTATCAGGGAATTTTAATCCTTTTTCATCTGCAATCTGTTTTATCTTAAAAGACTTAGTAGAATGATCGTAGTCAATAATTTCAAAGTCATATCCTGCCAGATCACCTTTGGTGACTGAAATTTTAGCAGGGGTACCAGCAATTAAATACTTAGTAGATCCATCAGAATTCTTCTCTTTTAGGTCAAAATCCATGTTCGACACAGAAAAGGACTGAACACCTTTCGCTAAACTGCCCACAGAAGAAATAATACCTTTAAAAGTGGGCTTTATGTCATCAAGCGTTATCACATCTTCAACACGGCCGAAAAGATCTATTGCAGCCTGACTTGTAATATAATCACCAACAGCTGCCGGCATTCGGAGACGTTGAGAATACTCACGATAATTCGCAGGAATATTCTGTGAGCTTCCATACCCATAAAGTATAGTTACTACTTCGCTATCATTTACACGGGACCTGTTTAAGTCATAAAGGCCATTTCCTTTACCATACTCAAACACATAAGGCAATGTTTTGCCTACTTTCCGGATCTGGAGAATATATTTTCCGTTTCTCTGTTCTATTTCAAATTCTTTGTCAAATTCCTGACATATTCTCTGAAGAGCAGCAAGGCAATTTTCATTACTAAAAGTTATTGTCTTAGCTTCTGTATCGGTTGGAAATTCTCCCAGTTCCCACTTGGTTTCCCACTTATTAGCGTTATTTATAATTAGATATAAGAATGCAGGAATTTCAGAAGTCATCGGAAATTCATTCGAGGTCTTATTACCTTGTGAATCCAGATTAAAAACCTTCAATTTCCTTAGAAGGTACGCAACACCCTCAAATCTCAGATTATATGTAAATCTATCATCTGCCAGCTTCTTAGCCTGTGGCATTAGGTTTAAGAAGTAATCCTTTCCCCTGAAAGTTATTTTATCTTCTAAATATAGATCTAAGGGAACACTGGAATCAACATCTATATCAATGAAGTCCTCAAAGTTCACCTGTTTATTCAGTACAAAACTTGTCATGCTTATAAAAGGCTTTCGGCTGAACAATTCTATAGAATTACCGTTTTTCTGCTGTATTACAACCTGTTTCATAGTACTTCTGCATTAGTTGTTAATTCAGTGATTTCATCTACATCCCCGGCTAATGATATGTAATGAGTATTTATGTTTGATTCATAATCAAAACTTTCATATCCGGTCTTTAAAACTGCTTTAGACATTGGCAAAGTTTGGTTACTGGTATTTTGAAGAGTGAAAACTAACTTCCCATACAAATCGAGATTAGCAGAAAATCGCACACCTATCCTTTGTGGACCAGAGAGTGTATATGCCTGTCTTCCTAACACTTCAAAGACATTGGTGCTTTTGTTTCTGGCGATTGCATATAGAGTATAGCTTCCAGTTCCAGTAGTATCAGCTCCGAAAGTATATTGCTTTACATTTTCATCTACAATAGCAGAAGTTTCATAGTACTTTTTAACTTCTGTGCTGCCCAATATTAAATTACCCTCATCTGATGTTTCGAAAGGAAGAGTCTCAGTTATGTTTACAGTACCCTTTTTAGAAACAGAAGAATGGCCCATATTAACATCTATCCATTTATCAGATTTAAAAGAAAGTTGAAGCTCAGACGACTCAATTCTTAAGATCTTCTTGATAGGATTTTCTTCTACCATTTTTAAGGCAAAAACACCTACCATTTGACCATCCCTGAAATCTTTTTGCAACTCTACTCCATCAGATAACTTAACGTCGTAAATCAAAGGCTTATAACCGAATGGAGAAACTATTAGTCTTTGCGTACCTACCTTATCAAATTCAGAAAGTAGTTCGTCAAATTTTTCTTTCATATCTTGCCATTCACCGCCTACAATCCAGCAATCAAGAGAAATATTTCTTTCTTCATATTCAGGCTTTTGCATAGGATCAGATTGACGTCCATGATAGCCTGGCCATTTATATGTATTTTGTTCTCTCGGCTTTAGTTTTCCAAGCAATCCATCAGACTTTGAAACTCTCACTCCAAAATCTTTGAAATTTTTACCATTTAAAGAATACCTTACTTCTCCCATGATCTTTGGTGTATTGTTGCATTACCTTTTACAGTTCCTCCGTATTGGTATACGGTAACTTTTGCGTTTTCTTCAGCTTCAATTTCAACAGTAGCTCCGTCGGCGATTGTCACATAAACAATTGAATTGCCTTTTGCTAAAATTTTCACCTTTGACTTATGCCGGATATATATTTCTCCTATGTGGTGTTCGTCATATTCTAATTCAGACTCGGATTCTCCGAAAAAGGCAATCTGTTTAGTATTTTCTTTCTTTACTTTAGCATCAGTATAAAGCCTATAGTGAGAGGTTGTTTTATACTTTCTCAATAGACCAAGTGAAGGAAAATCTTTCTCCATTGCCCAGTCAGAACCTTTGAAAAACATTTCACAGAAATCCTTCATGGTTGCTTTGGACATGTTTTCTCTCCATGGTTTACAAATACCTCTTTCTGTTGCTAATTTTATTATATCTCTCATAGCCCTGATCCTCTTAATCCGTTGTTATTAGTTATTTTACTGTTGAGTTCCGAAATATCCTTCCTGATTTGAATAAGATTGCTTGTATCACCTTTTATTTGAGATAGGATAAATAGATTTTGCTTTGCATGTTCTTGTCCGACATTGATTACTTTTAAAATCTCTCCCACATTAATTCTGATAGCATTAAATTGACCTGCCAATAAATCTGCAGTTTGTTCTGACATACCTTTTATAGCACCTTCCAAACTAGATGCAGATCCAGAAGCAACGCCGAATAAATCTTCATATTCTTTTAAGGCATCAGTGTACTTTTTCATAGCATCAATACCCTGTTGCTTTATAGCTTCTCTTTCTTCTTTAGTTAATCCATCAAAAGAGCCGGAAGTATTCAAAGCCTGAGCATCTGCTAATTGTTTTCTAAGTGAATCTATTTTGTTTTTAAGAGCTTGTTTTTCGGCAGTAACTTGCCCATAGTTCCAGATACTCGTTTTAGAGTTGGTTAATTCATTTAACCTTGCCTCTGCATCTGATATTTGCTTTTCTATATCATTTGTAGCCCTTGTTTTGAAGCCCATCTTATCAATCATATCATCAACAAGCTTCTGCATTGGCTCCTGTAATAGCTTTTGTTTTAAAGCAGATTTTACAGCATTAGCCATAACTTCATCAACGGTTTTACCGTAAGCTAATACACCATTTTCTCCTTTTTGCCATGCATCGAAAAGAGCATCACCAAGTTTGTCCGCAAGATCCTTTGCATCAGTTCCAGAAATCTGGTTTTTCATGTTGGTGATTATTTCATCAACCTGGCGATCAATTGCTTTTGATTGTTCCTGATATTCTCTTATTTTGCCATCATCAGATTTCTTTTTACTTGCTTCTGTGTCTGCCATTTGCTTTAGAACACGTTGCTGCTCCCTAAGATTAGCGATCATTTTACCTTGTTCTTGGTAAACACCTTCTCCTAATGTCTTTTTTAACTGGTATTCTAAATCCTGATAAGAAGACTTTAGATCATCTACTGCCTTTTGCCAGTTTTTTATTTGACGCTCTTTCTTATTATCACCATTAAAGAATCCGGATATTCCTTTTACTACTCCGGCAATACCCTTAATTATTGAAGCGGGGTTTCCGGAAGCAATACCAGACGCTAAATCTGAAATGCCTCCAAGAGTCGTTTGAACATTCAAAATAATGTCCTTTGTTTCATCATTGAATTGAATGCCTAAATCTTCAGCAATGCTTAGTCCGGATGAAATACCTTGTATAATTAAATCGGAAGAATCCTTAACAGCTAAAGCAACGTTTCTAAGCTTTTCTAGTTTATCTGGGCTATCGCTTGCAGTCTCATTGAATTCTTTCAAAGCCTTACTTAAAGCTTTAAACGGATTTCTATTTATAACAACACCATCTATAAGCTTCAGCTGTTCATAAAGTATTTTCAATGATTCCGGAGTTGCTGTTCCGGCAGCAATCATTAAGTTGATTTGGGCAAGTATTTTACCTCTCAATTCTCTAAGCTTTGATGTGGTAACATTTCCTAGATCTTGAAAAGCTTTTGCCCAAGAAGGATCATTTGTCAATCCGTTTAAGAAAGATTGTGCAACCTCGTTTCCTTCTGCTTTGAATGATTCTTTTTTGAAATGAACTTTTTGCTCAGGTGAAAGGGTTTTATCCTTATCTATTTTTGTTCTTTGCTCCGAATATTTCTGTGTGATTTCTGCCTTTTGTTCTTCAAATGAACGGTGAGCTCTTAAGAAGTCAGCATATTGCTTTTCCTGTTCTCTTAATTTCTCTTGAAACTTATTAGAAGCAATGGCAAGGAATCCCTGACTTAGTCCTGACTTGTTGTCACTTTGCTTGTCAACTTCTCTTTTTAAGTATCTAATCTGGTCCGTTAATGATGGAATTTTATCTAAAGCTTTTTCTATATTTTCTGTATACTGAGTAACATTATCTTTCTCACCTAATAAACCATCAAGAATAACCTTTAATTTATCCCACTGAGATAACTCAGCATTGGTAAGACTAACACCAGAATTACGTTTTTCATCTAAGATTTCAAATTTTCGTGAAATTTCGTCGAAATATGAATTCCCTTTAAGGTTCGGAAACTGAGCATTAGCTATTTCTTCTCCGTAATATTTAGCAATTTTATAACGAGCTTTCCATTGACGTTCAGTCTCGGACATTTCTTCATCAAAGGATTTTACTTGTATCTCCCTTCTTTTTTCTTCTAATGCATTATTAATGTCTTGAAGTTGCTTTTTAGCTTCTTCTTTTGTAACAATTTGACCTGTGAAATATGGGTTACCGTTTTTATCTTTATCGTGGCCGAATTTATCCAACTTACGGAGTCTCACCATGCCGTTTTGCATGGTTTGAAGAGCTTCTTCAAGTAGTTGAGCTCTTCTTTCTAAATCTTTAATACTTCCATCTGGAAATATTTCTGCAAGTTGTTTCTGAGTAGTATTTTTAGAGTTTATACTATCACGTTCCCTCTCTAATGCTTCTTTTTGAAGAGTAAGTTTACGAGCAAGTGCTTTTGTAGGAGCGTTATCAATTGCCTCTCCCAGAGATTTTATCCTTTCATCAAGTTTAGCTTTCCATCCTGATACACCACCGGTTTTAACATCATCATCTCCAATTTCAACTGGAACAAATATTTTTAATTTATCTTCTTCTGCCTTTTTTAATTGCTTTACCCATTCAATAGTCTCCTTAGTGGCTTTTTTTCCTTCAACCATTCCGGTTTTAATTTGCTTGTCAGCAACAGAAATGTTCTTACGTATTTGGGCAGTAATTTCATCATTACTTTTAAGGATATAATTGTTGAGTTCTTTATTCTCTTTGAACTCTTTTAACTTTTCGTCACGTAGTTTTTTAGCCTCAATAGCCTCTTGTCTATATTTAATTCCAGAATTGTCACCACCTAATCTATTTATGGGTGCCTTACTTGATTTTTCAAGAGCTTTCTGATAATCATATTCAGCTTTCTGATAATCCATTTCAGATTGAGCTTCTTTTTCAAGATTCGCTCTGGTGACAGCCATCCTTGCCTGAGCTTTTGCAAACTCCTGCATTTTCTTAGTCACATAGTCAAATGTTGAGGCTAATCTATTAGTTGCTTTGAATTGAGCGTCAAGTGTCCCACGGAACGCTGGATCAATTGCAATAAGTTTTTCATAGGCCTTTTTTCTGCCTTCTAAAGAAGTATTTTCATTTTTTATAGTGTGAACAAGAAGATCTATGTCTGCCTTAGATTTAGCTACTCCGTTACTAAACTCTTTCTGGTATTTATCAGTTATTTCTGTTTGAGCAATTTGAGTTGCATTAAACTCTCTTGTTATTGAAAGGAGTTCTCTTAACTGGTCTCCGTAAACCGCATAAGTTGAAGTTACAAGAGCTATAATTGTTATGGCAGCAACTAAAGGATTGGCTTTAGTAGTCAAATTGAATAAAGCCTGAGCATCTGCAGCTGTTTTGATACTTCTAGCTAAGCTTATCCAAGTCGTTATGCTTTGATACATCGCCTGAGCTTTTTGAACAACTGCAGTAAGAATTAGTGCAGCTCTATAAGCACCATAAGTGATTATCAATACTTTTAATACTTTAATAACCTCTTCATAATTCTCAACTAAGTAAGATAACCCGTCAATAGCATCATTTAGTAATCCTTCATTTGCTTCACCAATCTTATTAAGCATTTGATCCCAAGCATCCTCTAAGTTTGATATCTTACCAGATAAAGAAGCGGATTGTTTCTCCATAAGATTAAAGAACATTCCTCCCTCGTTTGTCATAGAGAAAAGAACATCTTTAACGTCTTTAAAACCTATCTTTCCGGCAGAAACCATAGCAGATACTTCGGCAGTAGTCTTATTGAACTTTTTAGCAAGTTCTGCAACCATTGGAATACCAGCCTCTGTAAATTGACGAAGGTCATCGCCCATTAGTTTGCCTTTCGCTTTAACCTGTCCATAAACAAGGTTTATTCGGCTTAATGGTATAGAAAGTCCAGCTGCAATATTTCCCATACGGGTAAGTGTATCTACTACCTGACTTGCGGGTATTTGAAAAGCTAGTAATTGTTTTGCACCGGAAGATACATCCTGAAGAGAGAATGGTGTCTTTGCAGCCAAATTTACCATATCACCCATTAAAGACTTCGCCTGATTAGCATCTCCAAGCATAGTCGAAAATGCAATTTCAGTTTTTTGGAATTCTCCACGAATATTTATAAGCTCTTTTGCAAAACCTAATAAAGCTTGACCAGAAAAATACCCTGCAATTCCTAATGACAAATTTTTAAAAGCAGAATCAATATTTTTCGTTTCTTTCTGAACAGTATTATTAAGCCCAAAAATATCTTGACGCATTTCATTAATGCTGTTTCGCCACTGCGTCATGTCTATCCCGGCACCGAAATATAAAGCTCCTTGACTATTGTTCATTACTGGTATTGCTTGAGTTGTTCCATAAGCTCATCAGCGTTTTGTTCTGTGAGTTTTACGGATTTGGTATTGTTATTAGTTTTTTTATCGTCTTCTTTGTCGTAATCATAGTCCGGAGCATCAATGAGCATCCTTTGTACAATTCGCCAGTCAACTTCCCAAAGCAGGTAGTCTAAAGTCCATCCGAAATGGTGACAGATTTGTCCAACGTTTCCGTAGATGGATTTGAGACCTTTAACTCTATCGGCTTCGCTTTGGTCGGACGATTTCCGTTCATCAATGCCGTAGAGGTCATAAAATTTTGATAGTTGGATGATTTCAGCAATTGCATTGAGAATTCTAAAAGCTCTGAGCTGTCAAATGAATTCAGGAAATGCTTTTTAATAAATGGTTTTAATAAGAATTTCCACCTTTTCATCCATTTAGGTAGTTCGCTTTCTATAGCTATGAAAACAGCGTCAATACAAAGCTTCGCATTATCTCTTACTGCCTGATACTGTGCCGGAATACTCTCAGATAGTGATTCACTGGTTAAAGCTTGTTCATCAACTTTCATTTTAATGTATACATTCGAAAGCCTTACCATCTTTCCTAAAGTAATCTTACCGGTTTTCCAGGTTCTTTGTTTACCAAAAAAGATTGTCTGAAATTCATATCCATTTCCAAGCAGTAAACTGATCTCTTCTTGTTCTAAATTTTCCATGGTTAGAAAAAAGCCCGCCCATATGTACAGACGGGCTTTTGATTTAAAAGATTAATGTTATGGAGTTGTTGCCAGTGGATATTTCGGCATTTCGAAATTAGAAATACCTGATTTATTTGGCTTTAAAACCGTTGCTGTAACGATTACACCAAGTAAGCTATCTTTACCCATTGCATCTGAGAAACGTCCTGCTACTTGAGCTCTAGGAACATCAAAACCGTGACCTTGATCTGGTTTTACCTGAAAAGACATTTCTACAGGTACAAGCTTTTCTGGTGGAGTATATTTTCCAGTAGTTGCATCTACTGTTCCTCCCCAAATTTGCTTAAAAGTGGCCCCATCAGGGTTGTGAATTTCAAATTCAAAAGATAGAGTTCCATCTTTTTGTCTAATAAAAATTGGAGTGTCTGATTCTTCAATTTTGAATTCGGTTTTGTCACCTTCAGCGTGATTAACTTTAAAGGAACCTTCTTTTACATCACCTAAGCGAGCTAAAGTTGTTCCCATGCTCCCATCAGAAGCAATAGCTCCGATATTTATTTGAGCTAAACCGTTATTAATTGTACTCATTGGTATTAAGTTTTTTAGTTAAAAGCGTTCAGGGAAACCCTGAAGTTTATATAGTTTGCGTTTTCATTGGTTTCTTCCAGTTGAGCTATATTCTCAATCGAAAGATTATATTTTGGATCAGCGTGATACTTTAGGACTTCAACAACCTGTGAAGAGATTTCTTTAAGCCTTTTTTTATTAGGGACTTGAACAATAGTTCCTCCACTGTTTACAGAAATATTTGGTACATAACAATTGACATTAAAAACACCATTCTGCATAAATTGCCCTGTCATTGTTAAAGAATTGATAACTATGTCCTCGGTGTTTGTCGTAATTCTTTTGTCTATGTATATCTTTCCTGAAATTGTAGGCTTATTGGCGTTTAAAAGCTCTAAAATCCACTCTTTGCCATCAATTACTGTCTTCATCGTCTTAACTGGTTTAATAATGAAGGAACTTGAATATTTGCTAGTTGTTCAGCACTTGTAAGAACATTTTTTCCGGTAGATTCTACATAAAGAGCGTACTTCATACCCGCAACAACTATTAAGGCTATTTCCTTTTGTTGTCTGGCAATTTCTAAAGCAAGGTTTTTCCCTATTTTCACACCATCATCTTTACTTTCTGCACCTCTGGATGAATATGTAAAGTTTTGGTCAATTACTTTTCCGTCAATGACAATCACATATCCAATTGAATTCCGGAGGTTAGCCGTATGGTCAAGATAATTGCCATTTGTTCTGGCTTCGTTGACTGCTTTCTCTCCAACATATCTAAGAACACGTATGATAGAATTGTTTAGGTCGTCGGTTGCCCCTTTTAGGATCTTATCAATTGACCTCATGTCAAATTTTGGTGTTAAAGCCATATTCTACAGTGAAAAAAATCTCTCCTAAAGTTTACTACCATCCCTTCCACCTTTATCAAGCCATCAGCATATTTTACCCTAACCTTCAAGCCTTTGTTTATGTCAGCACAACTCAGTGGCAAATAAATAATTGAGGTGTGTATATAAAATTCACTATCCTCAGTTTGTTTCTTTTGCGTATTGCCTTCATCTCTACATTCCCCCCAGTCTTTCCACTCTTCTGTACCTACTGTCCATTCTCCGGTAGTTTCATCATAAACACTTTCAGTTTTATTGAAAACTTCAAGTGTATACGGGTACTGTGGTGGAATCATAGCCATTTCTTTGTAATGTCTTTAATTGTTTGGGTTGATGTTTGGTCCGGTTTTCCAAGTCTTCTCGCTATCATTTTATAGTATGCGAGCATACCATTTTTATCATAGCTTACTGAATAACCGCCTTCGCTTACACTGGTTGGAGCAAATAGGACGTCGGGGAGTATATTGTAAAATAGCTTATCTGTATTTGTATTCTCGTTGTACTCGGAATCAGGGTTAATGCCAGCTTTTTGCATTTCAGCCTGTAATAACCGATCGGAGTAGACAAACGACCATTGTGACATTTTTTCTTTTACGTACTCCCCGACAGTCATTATTTTTTAGTTTTTACGATTAAGGTTTTCTTAACGTTGTTCAATGCCGGAATAGCGAATGCAGTTCCCTTAGTTGAAAGAATTTGCGGATCTTCAGTTCCCCATGTCTTGATTAAGATAAATTCATCTCTTACAGCTTTAGACATTTCTAATCCTGTTTTGATAGTGAATTCATCAGAAAGAGTGTGCTTAGTTGCACCAAGAATAGGAGAAATAGAGAATGTCACGTTGCCAGGTTCCCATCCAGTTAAAGCTGATCTGGTTCCGGTCTTGTCTTCTTTTTGAACAACAGAATTCCACACTTTGAAAGTTGGCAATCCTTTAGAGTTTAACTCAGCATTTACCTGTTCAAGAGTAACACTCGGCAAAACAGTTGACTCGGAAACTGGAACGCCCAAAACGAACATTTTAACATTGATATTCTTTAGGATCTTGTTAAGCAATTTGCTTTCAAGAGTCATAGTTGAATATCTATATCCTAAATCCCCGGCTTCTTCTTGCCATGCTTCGATTTCAGCAATAGGATCAGCCGTTGCATCACTAGCCCAATCTTTTGCAGAAGAAACAGTTTTAACACCATAGTTAAGCTTAACAGCTTTAACGCCAAGGTTGTTATTGGATAATGTTTCCATTTTTCCCGTAGAAGCAAGCTGCTTTGCTTCGTATTCCAAACGTGCGTTTACTGCATCTAAGCAGAAAGGAGCATCTTCGTAAATCATATCAATCATTTGATTCTTCACGGATGCGTTATTTGGGAACTGTAAAGCTGCAGCTCTTAGTTCACGTATTTTGAACATGTCATATTCGTCTTTGTCTCTGGCAACTTCCTTTTTAGAGATTTGCCCCATAGATGTTTCTACGAAATCACGTCCTTTTCTGATTGCTCTAGAACCTAAAGCAACAACATCGGCCATTACTTTTGCTCCTGCTGCCTTCTCAATAGATTTAAAGTCAAGTCCTGTATTGAATTCTAACGGAAAGAACTCACGGTAATGCAATTCTCCTAATGGATAGGCATCGATAATCGCTTTCCAATCCGCTTCCTTGAATTCAGGGACTACATTATTAGCATTTATTTTTACTTGATCTGCCATTGGTTAAGTTTTTAGTGGTTATTAGTTTTTACCCTGATTACCAAGAAGTGAGTCTTGGAAGTGCTTTTTTAATTAATGCAACACCAGCCTGTTCAAGATCTGGAAGAGCTTCCGCTCTGAATGTGGCTGCAATAGCAACCGCTACTAATGGGAAATCGTCAATAACGATATCGTGAGTAGTTAAGCCGATTGCACCTACCAGATTAGCATCAGTAAGAGCTTCATTAATTACATTGAACTTTCCTTCGTCACCCGGAACCAAAACAGTTCCCGCAGGCAAAACACCGTCAGTAAATCTTGTAGATGCAGAAGTCTTATCTACATGTACACCACCTGGATAATGAGCTGTGATTTCATCAAACACAACTTTCTGGAACCCTGATGGTCCTGATTTAGTTATTTGTTTCATTGTTGTACTTGTTTTTGATGTAATTCGCAACATCAGGAGAGACTTCTCCTTCTTTTGGTGTTTGACCGAATAGAGGAACATCTTTAGACTTTAGCTTTTCATTGCTTGTGTCCTGTAAATATTTGTCCTCTGCTTCTTTAAGGGAGTTAGCGAACGATTCTATTTCATCATCTTTTTCAAAGGTTTTCCCCAGATGAAGACTATAGAATGATTCATTTACTCCTAGTTCTTTGAGTTTTGAAACAAGCTTTTCTGCATTGGTTTTGTTGACCTTTTCAGCGTCCAGTTGGTTTTGCTTTTCTAGAATTGCCTTGTTGGAATCTATAATAGCTTTAGCCCATGCTGGAACTTCTTCTTCGCCCGTTGGCTTTGGAGGTTCTGGATTAGGAGTTGGCTCAGGTGTTGGATTTGGGTCCGGTGCTTTGCCTTTTTCTAATTCAGCTACTTTGGAAGCTAACGTTCGGTTTTGGTCTGCTAATGATTGGAATATTTTCAAATCATCTTCAACCCCTGCAACGGCAGTTTCAATATTCTCTTCTTTTTCGACCGACCTCGCTAATTTGTTAGCGATTCCTTTCAAAATTGTCTCACTTAACCCTAAATCCTTGTATTTAGTTTTAAGTCCTGATAAGATTTTGTCAAACATTGTTTACGAATTGATTATTAATTATTTCTGTCGTAACAAATTTACTTCGACTATTATATTTTTATAATCCTTTTATTTGCTTTTTAATTGCTTTTTAGTATTTTTGAACAGAATTAATACCATTTTGTTTTTATGAATGATTTCCTGAAAAAACGATGTGCTGATTTGACAGTTTTAGAAATATTGAATCTGGCTCACTTGAAGAATAAAATCGAAAAACCATTTATAGATATGGCTCAATTCTGCGAGGTGTCAGGAATGGACAAGAACAAAGTTCACAGGCTTTTAATACATAACTTATCTGGAGTACGTGAACTTGTATTTGGAGGCTATGAGAAACATAAAAAATATAAGTCAGGTAGAAAGCTATGCTTTGATACTGGAAAGACTTTGGAATGGTTAAATAATAGAGAGTAAGCCGAAAATCTAAAGAGTAGGCACTATAAATAAATATATACACCAATGTTTGTACTAAGAAGAATTTCAGGAGAAAGAATTGAAATGAACAAAGTAATCGGAGACGGCTACACCGTAATTGATCGTTAAAGTAATTACGAAGAGTTCAAAAGAGTTTTTGAGCATTATTTTGAAAAGAGACACTTTGCTGATTTAGATCCAGAAGGTGATAGTGATACAAAAAATTGTTATGCCTTTGTAACACATGACTCTATCATCCAACCTCTTTACAAAAATCAGCAAAACTACATCATGTCTGAAAACGGGAAGACATTTTCAAACCTAACTTACAAATAATGACAGACAAGAAGGCAAAGAATTTAGGCTTTACTCATAAAGGTAAAATGTATGGTATTCCGGTATACTGCACCGACGAAGAAGTTCCAGACGTAAAGCCTAAAAACCTTCTTTGGGAGTTGTACTTTGAAATACTCCTATTTCTAGATTCAAAAGTGTTCCAGATATCTGAAGGCTTTGTAATTGATGAAATGGAAAAATTATAAATAACTAATTAATATGGAAAACAAAAGATCTTTTTTAGCCGCTTGTGCTTTCATTGGATTAACTAATGAGCAAATCGGAAAACTACAAGCATTTTTAACAGGATATGAAGCAGGATCAAGAGTAAAGCCTTTAGTTGATAATATAGACCTTGTTATATTACAACTTAACAACTTAACAGATGTTGGGTTTCCAGTGAAAGAAGGATCAAAAACGGCTTTACAAGTTAATAGACTTAGAAAGGATGTTGAATATCTTCAATCGTTAAAAGAATTCCTGACTACTATTGATTAAAAATAAAGGGAGTGGCGGAATTGGTAGACGCTAATCTTTTACTGATAGATATGCCTCTTTATAACGTGTATTGAGGGAACACAGAGGAGTATTGAGTTGACCTCTCATATCGTACAAGTTCGAATCCTGTCTCCTTTACAAGGTATTGTTTAATTTACTACTTTTACATTAAATTACTTAAATGAATCAGTAAATGTGGAAGTATATTATTAATTTACTTAAAACAAAACAGGAACAACATTGCGACAATGACACTGAAAGAATTGACAAATATATTGAGTTAATAGAATTAACTAAAAGTAAGAGTCAAGATGATTTCGAAAAATATCTTTATTTGCTAGGAAGTGGTGGGCTGGTTATTTCACTATTTATTATTGAAAAAATAATGAGCTATAATATAATAGAGTATTCTATTTTTCTCATACTAATAAGTGCATTCTGTTTTTCGTGTACTCTTCTTTTTAATCTATCGTCTCATAGAGAATCTATAAAGGTTTCCGAAAAGCTTATTAAATTAATTAACAAGGATAGCAACTGCTTATATGGGAAGAAATTTAAAAAGGTTCAAAAAAAAGGCAATAAGGTCATAAACCGATTAAATAAATATTCGATTTACACTTTAATATCTGGGATTTTTCTTATATTAGTTTTTTTTACAATAAACTATTCTATTATGAGCAATGACAGACCACAGTTGCCTCCAAAGCCGTCGCAACCAACTCCACAATCTACTCCAAACGAAGAGAAGGGCAGAACTTTACCTCCGCCACCTAGGATTAACCCTAAAAAGTAAATCACTTAGCAAATCCCTTATAGATAATTACATGTATTATATTGGCTAAAAATACATTTATGAGTAATTTAAAATTCAATTTTAGCCAGTTTTTAATCGAAAAGGGGTTTCGGGAATCACAAACAAACGCGTTTGATAAAAACTACAGTTACTACTTTAAATTTAGTATTCAAATTGAGAAGGAAATGGTTTACTTTTCACCAATTAATGTAGAAATATTTATTAAACCTGAAAAGATTCCCAAAAACTATAAGGATGCAGAGAAGCTATTAAATAATATAGAAAGTATTATATTATAGTGCATACTTCTTAAAATTCCCGTGTAGTTTAAGGCTTTCATCGGAAGAAACTAATTTATACCAGTAGTCATTATTTGATTGCTGGTATTTTTTATCCTGAATCTTGGCTTTTGGTTCCCGAAGTAAGATGAGTAGGTTGGAAAGATTATTCCGAAGGTTATTGTATTTCGGATCTACTTCTGAATATATGTATTCTAATGTATGTGTAAGCTTTTCGTAGATTTCCTTTAGTCCTTTATCAGAGTATAGGTGAAAGCAGAAGTAAGGTAGTTCCGGCTCTTCATACCCAAAAATAACATTCTCACAATGAGTCAGAAAATCCATAGTCAAAGCCATGAAAGTAAATTCCATTCCCTTAGTGAGGCGGTTGTATTCTTTTATTTCATTTGGGTACAGCTCCATGAGTTAAAGTAATATAATATTTTCATCATTCACAATTGAATCATGTGACACGTATACCATATCATGGTCTTTTACTGCTTCCGCTTTTTCCGCAGCTTTTAATAAACTTGCTTTAGCGCATTTATACGCATATTGTTGCATATTTACCCTATCACCTATGTATAACAACGATCCAACACGTCCTTTAGCTACAATGGGAGAATCACCTGTAAAATCTCGAATAGTGTCTTCAAATGTCTCTTTAACTATGAATCCGTTCCATCTTAATTTATTTTGAAAATACTCTGTAAAGCCTTCTTTCTTTACATTTTCATGAATACTTATTAAATCCATGACATCACAGTCAAGAATTAGTGAGGCCTCTAAAAGCCTTCCGTTTATTTCAAAATCATTCATACAGTAAATTTACAAAAACTTCTTATTATCAGCTATAAAATCAGGCTTCCGTTTCCAATTTTTCATCTTGTCAGCATTATCTTTATGCCATTGTATGAAATTATCCGGAACATCACCAACATAGTTTTCTGAGGATTCCGGAGGGAGGTTCTGTCCGGCATTCAGTTCTTTTATAAATTCAGTTTCTGACTTCAGAATCATTGTACGGAAACACATGCACCCAGTATGCCATTTGTGCCAATCAAAATCCTTTGGATATAAGCCTTTTAATTCATCACACATGTCATAATGTTTATGTGATGGGGAAAGGTTTATTTTCTGACCTACGACGTCGTTATTTGCAGTTATTCTCATTTGTTCAGCCGAACGATATCCTGTGTTTATTTGGTCAACTGCTAATCTCAAAGCATTTTTATGAGCAGAGCGATATACACCTTGCCCCGGATGATAACTTTGAGCGTTTTTAGATAAAACTAAGTTCCCGTGCTTGTCTCTTACTCTACGAAATAGCTTATCAGGGTTATTCAGGTTTAATTTTATAGCTCTGGCAAGTTCTTGCGCAGACATGCCTTCTTTAAAAGCTCCTTCTATGGCTAATTCGATGTTTTCTTTTGCTTGTTGTGAAATATTCCATACTCTTTCTGAAACGGTGAATTTGCCTGCTTTCCTGTTCTGAAATGCTTCAAGTGCTTTTTGATTGTGAGACTGGTTTGCGATCTTCCGGATCTCTGTTTCATATATCTTAGGTGTAATCTTACCTTTTACGGAACCTAACCGAGCTTTTAGAATCTCATCTGCTTTAGCATTTGCGAAATCCCACTCATATTCCGTGTAGGTCCTTATAGAGTTTAGCAGGTTATCACGATAATTTACCAGGTACTTATCTACATCTTTTATGATAGATGGGTATTTTCGGAACTGAAATAGCTCTTCTTTAAGCTTCAAACGAACTACCAACGACGAACACGACAATAAAAGCTCATCAAACAGTCTTTCGATAGCCAATAAGTACTTATTTATCCGTTTCCGGTGAAGTTCGTCGTGATTCTTCATTACACTTGCTCAATCTTAAACAATATCTTTTCTGCTTCTTCCTGATCTGTTGGCTGCGGGTGGTTCTTATACTCAATTCCGTTAGCCGGTGAAGCTGCAGTAAAAGTTTTGTCAGCATGGATAGTCAAACTGTTCCATGTATGTTCTGAAAGTTCCTTTTGATAGTTGGTACAGAATGTCTTTCCGTTCTTTTCTCGGAAAACTTCTTTTTCGTAGCCGTTATCAACAAGGAATTTGTAAAAATTGAATTTGCTCATGATTATAGTATTTGAGTTGATGCTTTTTTCTCCTGTTCCTTATTCAGCTGTTCTTGCATTTTTGGAACATCTTTAATTCCTGCCTTTTCCATAGAGTATTCCTGTGAGTATATAGGCTGATTTCCGTTAGCTTCCATAAGCATACGAATGAATGCTGATTCGTTATTGATTATAAACGGAGTAATGATTGGCTCTACATCTAATTCTAAGCTTTTCCACTTGATATTGTAAGATTGCAAGAATGATTTAATAATAGACGCTCTCCGTTGTAATGCCGGAATATAAATAGCCAGTTTATCCATTACTTTTAAGTGTGCTGACAAGAAAATAAACTCTGCATTTTCCCCAGCTAACATATTACCCATGCCTTGGATATTCTTAATTGAGAAAATGTTAGGTGTATTAGTGAAAGTATGGATATCGTCGTCTAAACGTGTAATCTCGCTTACAAGATTCTCATTTGCTTGTGGAGGCGCTAAGAATTGTCCACTGCCATCGCCTTTGAACATTAACACCTTTCCTGATCTATCACGAGAAAAAGAGCCTTCTACTTCACCGTTAAGTGCGAGAATAGGAAAAGCAAACTTGTCATTACTTTCTCCTACATTTGAGTAAATTCTTTCCAATCTTTCTATACCGGTCTGTACGTCTTCCCACTCTATTTTGCCAGAATAGTATACAATTGGAATTTTCCCAAGTAAATTATCTACCCTATCTTCCGTCCATCCTGAGCCTTCATTTCTGTACGTAATAATTTCAGTAGCAGTGTAAACCTCAAAGATTTTAATGTCCTTATCAACTTCCTTTATGGTAAACTCACGACCAAAGCTGATAAGATTATCTGTCTGATCAAAAACAGGATATAGATTATAAATATCCGGTGTAAGTAGCTTAACTTTTAGAGTACGGACTGCTTTAAATGAGTTGTACTCACTTTCTCCTTCAATATCATACCATAATTCTGCACATTCTTTCCATCTACCAACAGAATTAGAAATATCCTTATCAAAATAGATCATTTTATTTCTTGAAACTACTTCCTTAAAGGCTATATACAGAGTATCGTCATCTAAATTATTGGTATACTGCACAGGATTACCAAAAAGAAATGTTGTGGCAATATTTACCGTTCTTTTCTGATACGGAAGGCCTATTCTATTTCTTGGTATAGTAATAGTTTCAACAACTTCTTCTCCTTTTTCATTCTTCCTTATTACTTCTGCTTCTCTGTCTGGAAAATTAATTAAGTCGGTGAATATCTTATGCTTTTCCACATTGTATTCACTATCGTATTTAGCAATGTCAGGTAAAGGAGTCTTCCTCTTTTTGAATTGCTCCATTCTTTGTTCTATTGTTAATTCTGCCATGGTTATTATATTAGGGAAGCAATGCGCTTCAGGTTATTGTTTATTGGTTTGTTAAAGTCAAAATATGCTCTCATTAATATCATGTCTCGGTAATCCGGAGACCTTCCTATGTTTTCTTTAATTGTTGCTTTATTTACTAAGGTTATGACGTCATAATTCGGGTCCTGCTCTATGGTGTCAAGTTCCTCTTTTATTCTTTCCTTTTGCTCTTCCGATAATTCAGCAGAAATAAACATTAGATTCTTATTAACAATCTTCTCAGCCAGATATACCAATAATTGAGTCTGAGCATTTTTATATTTCGGAGTATCTTTTTCATCGCCTAGATCTTCATCGAATGGCCTGCCATTGTTGTGGAAACCTATGATATCAAGATTATCTACTACTCCACCGCCTACTCCGTCGGCATCAGCAATACAATTACTCTTCGGTATAGAATACTTCTTTTGTAAAGCCTTGATACAATTCTGTATTTCCGTTGTTTTACTTATTTCAAACTCATGAATCTCTATAAGTTCCCAGTCGTCCCATACACCAATAACAGCTAAGTCGGAACCGAATCGGGCAACATCGGCTGTTATATACTTCTGAGGCTTTTTTGTTAGGTGATCATTCCGGAATAAGTCAAGAATTTTGTCGTATATACATAGCTTATATGGATTATCATCATATTCCCAGTTGCCGTTTAGTAATCTCTCTTTCTTTGCTTTGTCTTTAGTATTCTGGAGCTGTTCAATATAGAGCTTATCAATAAATGGATTATCCTGAACGAATGCTTGTAAAAACTTCTGTATTGGCTTTAGTAATTCCTCTTTATACGGCTTGTAAAAGTGAGAATACATCCAATTCTTTTTCGGGTTGCAAGTGACAAACATTTTAGGAGCCAATCCTAGTTCCTTGTTCAAGTGCCTTCCGATACGGGTATTTAAAACATCAAATGCACCAAAGTTTATCTCTCCACCTTCTTCGATCCAACCTCCGGTATATTCTAATGAACCGAATCTTTCATATAAGGGGTCACTTGGTTTATGTCGGAGGTCAAGCATATCAATTCGGGAACCATTTTTAAATTGTATGTAGTTATCTTGTCCATTGTAATTCCATTCATTTGAAGGTACTTTGTATTCCTTGCAAACCTTTTGAAAGGTTAGTAATGTTGAACTACGGATACGCTTTAACTCTTCTCTACCTATAAACCATTTAGTATTTGGGTATAATAAGCACATAAATAAAAGCCAGGATGCACCGGTCCATGATTTCGCTCCACCTGCAGCTCCACCATAACAAAACTCTCTAGTTTCAGTATCAGTTAAAATAAATAACGCCTGCTCTTGCTTTTCATGTCTTTCCCCATTATGAGTAGTTATGAAATCAAAAATCCCTTTCTTAAAAGCAATTGTTTTAAGACGCAAATAATCAATCGATATTTTCGGAGGATTCTGCATTTAATAAATCTCTTATTGTATCATCGGAAAGTTTGGAATAATCAACAGTTTGTTTTGTTTCCAATAACATTTCATTCTTTATACCTTCGTCTGACTTAAATAATGTCATAAGCCTACTTGCATACTCCATTCTAGCCTGAACACCTATTGCAGCTTCTGTATATACTACCTTACCATCGGATGTCCTTTTTATTTCTCCTTCATCATCAAACTCCGGAGTCTTCATTATACCTGCTAGTACAGCAGTAACTTGGAAGTTGCTTAAGTCTTGGAATGTTTTCTGCCTTGCTGATTTCTGAATATCTAATAAATCCGGATTTCTACGGATTCGACCATATACGGATATATAAGTTACACCAAGTATTTCTGCCGCTTTAGTCGGTTGTCCATTGGTTTTTATAAGAGCTTCTTTCAATTGCTCATCTGTATATGAATCTACATTAGCCATATTAAATATTATTAATTATTACAAGCCTAATTCCTCCTTATCTACAGTTAGATAAACAGGCTGTAAAGGCTGCCCAAATGTCATCATAGAAAGGTATAGGCATTTTGTTTCCTTTATCTTCTCTATCTCTTCGTCAGTAAGTTCCCAGCATACTATTACATCTCCTTCTTTTGTTTTATGTGCAGGTAATGGTTGGTATTCTTCTTGTCCTTCACCATAAATTACATTTGCTTGTGGGAATTCAATTGGTTTCATATTATTAATAATGTTTTGATTTTGTTTTCTGGCTCGTTACATGGTAGCCTTTGCAGTATTTACAGTAATATGTTCTCTTAGGAATGCGGCTCCGGCTGCTAGTGTGTTTACATTTCTCTATAACACGTCTGGCAGCTCCTTCGGAATCGTATGTTTCCTTATCACATATTGATGATCTTTTCTGCAAGCTCTTCTCCTTTTATTATTTTTACGTCGGCACTGATACCGAATTGTTCTAAGAAAAACACTTTGTTTTCATAGGAATCAAATGAAATAGTGAAATATGGATCACCTTCATATACAGCTGCCTGTTTTACCTGTTCTTTTACCTTTTTTACAGCGTCAATCTTTTCCTGTCTTGATTTCTCTTCGAGTTCTTCACGTTCCATTTCCGAAATACTAGCCTCTGGTGTTGATACGGAATTGTCCATCTCTTGTTTAACTGACTTTTCTTTCTTAGCTGCTTGTGGTTCAAACACTGGAACATCGACTTCTACAGGTTCCGGCATTTCCATTTCTATGAAAGACATATCAACTTCATCAAGTCCGGCTAGAGCGGCGTCAATATCGGGAAATATTAGAGCGAGCTTTTTATAGTCTGTATCCCCCATTGCAGCCTTGCTATTAAAGAATAGATTTTGTTCTTTCTCTTCTTTATCAGATAAGTCTGCTACAACTACCGTGATCCAGTAATCATTTTCTTTAGTTTCAGGATTGTATTTATTTGCCTTATCAGCTACACCAATTCTTTGATGTCCCGAAACAAGATTTCCCGTTCTTTCATTCCATACTATACCACCATATAGCTTTTTTTTAACGTTTTTCTCTAAACGTTTCTTTGCTTCATCCTGTATGGTTCTTGGATTGTATTCAGCAAGAATAATTTGACTACGTTGAATCTTTCTTACTTCTGCTTCCGGGATTTTATTTTCTTTAATCATTTTTTCGTTTTTCTTGGTATTCATATTCAAAAATTATCCTTTCAGCATCTGGAAACTCGGCAATAATCTTTTTCAAGTCTTCCGGAGAATTGTTTTTACACCACATCAGAAAGCCTATATCGTCAATTGCAGTCCCCTGGCTTTTAGCATTACCTAGCTTTGAGTATTGTAAAGGATTTATGAGGCGTTGCTTTTTTATATATGCTAACACTTGTCTATTACTCCAATCAGCTAACGGATAAAGCTTTGTGCCTTGTGGGTTTGTAAAGTTTTCGTATCTATTAAGCATTATTCGTCTGTTCATAGAATCATTTTTTTTGAAACCGTAAACAGAATACTCAATACCTGTCTCTTCACTAACCTTGTCAGCAATCTTTGATAATGCCCATTCTGAATAAGGTATTTGCTCAGACTCATATAAACCTTGCTTTTTAAGGTTATAATATGCATAATGAGGTGTCTGTATGAATTTGCAATTTTTATATCGATTTTCTGCCCATTTGATGTACCTATTGATATGATCAAGGTCTTTAACCATATATAAAAAAACACACTGAATAAACTTAAAATGTGGCGAAAGCATTTCAAGAAGTGCAATACTATCTTTGCCAGCTGCAGAATGAAACAGCAAAACCCTATCTGTTTTTTCAGATAAGGCCTTTATGCTGTTCATAGTTGGCGTGAGTAGGTTCATTACCCTCTGGTTCTGATTCTAATTCTAGCCCCCGCAATTCTTCTAAGACTTCTTTGTACAGCACCAACTGCTCTACTGTCTCTTTTGTTGCTTGATTCTGCCATCGCTTTGATTTTAGGTTAAACTAATTTTCATCTATTTAATGTTTATTTTGTCTACTATTTTACCCAGAACAATAACGAAATTGCTGTTTTCTTCGGTTAGTGTATCTTCAACATCTTCGTCGTGTTCAATTAGAACATCTTTGCATTCAACCACCATTTGAGGCGCTTCTTTGCCATAACCTAACTGAAATCTAACAGTATCATATTGCTTTGTATCTACCAGGTCACCTTCTTCATCAATTACGCCTAAACGAGATATATAGAAATTGGTCATAGCTCTATATTCTTCTTTTTTTTCGCCTGAAAGTATTTTATCGAACCATTCTTTAGTTAATACTAAATACAGTTCGTTTTTCGCTTCTTTGGTCTTTTTAGCCATATTAATATTTTTTAAACCGTTCAATTATATCTATCAATACGAAACGGTCGTGTTTGAAGTTTTTTAATTTGCTCATCATTTCGAGCTGATCAAACCGTTCTTGACCTATTTTTTTGATCAGATTTTCGCGATATGGTATTAGGTTGCCACTTAGGTGCAAATTGCATTTTATGCATTGCGCATGTAAATTATCTAAGTCAAATCTTACAGAACCATAACCACCCCGGCTATAATAATGCCCAGCATTACATTGATCTTTTGACTTAAGCATTTGACATGAAATACACACAAAATCACCTCTGTCGTTTATCTGATCTCTTTTTCTGACATAAGCGTTCACAACTTCTTGCGCTTTTTCGATAAGAGCACCAAGCTTTTTATTCTTATACTTTTGTATTGTCTTTGCTTCGATCATAACTTATACAAATATAATAAATTATTTGCTTTTTATTATCTTTTTATTATCTTTTTAATTGCTTTAATCAGTTGCAAGATAGTTTTTAAACTTATTCTCATATAGATCGTAAAGCCATGATCTAACAGTGCCAAATTTTTCATAATTATCACCTGATTTTGGCAATAACGTCATCTTATATAAATCTTCACCTATTGGCAAATTAATGCCTAAAAACTCGTTTAATTCTTCTGTCACCTCATAACCTAATGCAGCTAAAGAATCAAGCACATAAGAAGCGAAATCGTCGCAATCTATAAAGCTATTTCTGAATGTTTTCATATTTTTCATAATATAATTTTTGATTTCACTACCAAAAGCGGGTAGTTACCCCGCTGGTTTTAAATCTCTTGCTTTTTTCAAGTAAATAGTACCCGCTCTATGAGAAGAATCGTGAACATGTGTTACCTGCATTACTTCATAGATACCTTTATGAGCTACATAAAATTCGCCTTTAGATGGCGGCACAACGAAACAGTCGCCGCCAACATCTTCACCAGTGTCAAAATCTTTAAAGTTGTATTCACGCTCTAATCTTACAGCTACTGACGATATATAGTCGTCAAGAATAATGTCCAGCTCTTCTGCGATCTCTTTTTTCGATGTAAGGTCAAATAAACCTATTAATCTTTCTTTTAGTGTTTTCATATTTTTTTGGTTGATTTTTAGTTAGTTTTCATAAGTATATCTTTCAACTGCACCGAATAATTCAGATTCATATATTGTATAATTAACTTTATACCTTTTATACACCTCTAAACTTTCGTTGAATTCTTTTTTAGAAATTTTACCACCTAAATAACCTTTTTCGTAACCGTCAAACCTTTTATTATAAGTTACTTTGCCTTCTTTAGTTCTTTTTGTGATTGTAATTGTTTCTTTCATGATATATGATTATTTATAGGTTAAATGCTTTTTCAACTGAAAGTAAACCAGTGTACATTTTATGCTTTGCGTTCAATTCATTTGCTTTTAATAATGCGGCTTCTGAATTAGGGGCTAAAACTTTTGAACTTGTCTTAATGCTGTTTTCTAAAATGATGTAAGTTTTCATATCTTTTCGTTTTAATTGTATATTCAAAATTATACTACAAATGTAAAATGTTTATTTTTAAATGAACAAATTTAAATGTTAAATTTTTGTTAAATGTTTAAATTAAAGTAAACATTAGTATAATATCGTATATTTGTAAATAAATTATAAGTATATAAAAAGCTTGTGCTATGTTAGATATAGAAAGAGTATTAAAAGAAAAAAGTATAAGTAAAGCTAAACTTGCCGAATTATTGGAGGTAAATAGAAGTTATGTAACTAATGTTTTAAATGGAAACAATCCGAATTTATCTACTTTAACCAGAATAGCTGACGCTTTAGAAGTTGAAGTGAAGGATTTGTTTCGATCCAAAAAGGAGAAACAAGAAGTGCCGTTGTACACAAAAGACGAATCCGGGAAAGAAATAATAATTGGATATTTAAAGAAATAGGATGAAGGATATTGATTGGCCATTAACGATAAGTGTTATTAATCTTTTTTTGCTCATATTAGGGCCATTGGGATTAAATTTTATTAATGGATTTTTAACTGAAAAAGGTAAAGGATTAGCAACTAGAAAAGATATTGAAGAAGTAACTACCAAAGTAAAAAAAGTGGAATCAATGTTCAGTATTAGCACTAGTGGAGAAATTGATTTTAATACAATTAAACGAAATGCAATTTTCGAATACTACAATTCCCTAAACACATGGTATTCATATTTTTTTACTTTTAATTTTTATTATGATGAAAACCACCAAAGAGATAACGAGGAACTTATTAAAACATTAAAAAAGGCTCAACTAGAATTTGGAATTAAGGAAGCTGGGTTAGAATTTTTTATTCCTACAGACCATTTCAAAGTATTAAGCAGAAATGCTGAAAGACCACTAATGTTAATGCTTAAAAACTTAAGAATACATTGTAATGAAATTGAAAAAGTTCATCTAGATTTTATAAATGATATTTCAGGAGCATATGATGCAATAAGGAGTATTAATCAGTCATATTATACTGAGTTTGCAGAAAATGCAAAAGAATTTAAAACCCACAAAACTAGACTAATTTATTTTCTAGACGATCATATTAAAAGCACCTTTAAAAAAGTAGGATATTAAGTAGATATTTTACTCCTGTTTTATCCTATATCTTTCTTTCTGGTCAAGTCGGGCAGCAATCCTAGCTTTTCGTTTTTCTAAATTTTCCACTGCCCCAGTATCAAATTATTTAATTTTTGAATTTCGCTAGGATCGTTTATTTGCCCGATTATTTCTTTGTAAATTTGATAAGCCTGTTCTGCTTTCATAATATTTTATTTCCAGAAAATAAGTCTTCCGGCAACACCAATACGGTAAAATATTTTTCCTTCAGATTCTAGTTTGTCAAGAATTGGTTTTACATCCTGAAAAGAAATGTCCAGATCATAGCACATTGCCGCTGCATAGGTTCCGCAGTTCCCTCCGGTTTTGATTTTCTTGGCCTTAAAAATTTCGCAAATAGTTTCTTCGAGTTCCATGAAGCTAAAATACGGATAAATTATTCTACCCGTATTTCATTTGACATGTATGGAATTATCTTAATAGCACTATCGCCTTCAGAATAACCCTTATTGATTTCTAATTGTCCGAATTTATTTATAGATATTTCGAACTCTTTATCATCCATTATGATAGTTACTTTTTTAACTTCTATGGTGTCTTTATTTCTATCTAGTTGTATTTTCATGGAGTTTGATTTAAATCACTAATATATGGATAAATGAGGTTTTATGAAAAGTTAAATATATCATCCCACCAGGCGATGGTAATGACGATTATTATTATGAAAAGGAGTATCAAATAACCAAAAAAAATCTTTGTTATCCAGTCATTATTATTTTTAAAAACACCCATTTATTATTGTTTTTTCTTTTTATAGCTTGCTATAATTAATATTATTACTGGAATTATCAGAATTAAGTACTCAATCATTCTCCTTTTCTTTCTCTTCTAAAGATCTCCCAAATGCACTGTCTGATGATGTTAGATGCTTCACAGGAGCATTTAATGCTTTTGCTTTTTCCAAAGCTATTTTAGCTCTTTCTAAATCTGATTTCTTATAATTACTTCCTAACCGATCAGAGATACTATTTGTATTATATCTTTTTTTTGACATTTTTTTTACAAGGTAATCATTTAATAATTAATAAGTTTTAATATTTACTCAGTTTCTTCCGGATCTTCTTGCGGGTTTCCGTATATTGCTTCGTAATAAATCTCCATTGAATGGCCAAACCCGTATTTTCCATTCTCGAAAGCCTCCATAATCTGCTGTTTCTCCTTTTCTTCTAGTAGACCACATTTTAATAATACATAATTTATCGCTGTCAGCTCTCTTATGTTATGATATGACATTGCTTCTTCCTTGTATGCTTCTATATCTTCAATTAGCTCCTGTAATGCTGTTTTATTGCTCATTTTTCTGTATTTTATTTGATCCACATTTTATACATACCATTATAAAAGTCGGTGTAGTGCTTTTAGAATAACATCTATGTTGTAACTGATACTTTCTAAACCATGAGTGATTACATTTGACCATTTGTGTCGCTATGTTCATTATTCCTTGTATTTCTCGTTGTAAATCTCCACAGCCTTTTTAATTGCTGCTTCGATGGCTTCATTTCTGTCATCAACAATTACATGATGCTTACTTTCCAGAAAATTATTAAGATGTACTCCTTGAATATTAGTGATTATGAAATACCAATAGTCAAACTCAAAATCCCTATGTCCGACTGTCTTTCTTTTAAGAAATATCAAAATACCCACACTATCTAACCATTCTACATAATGTGCATTTTTTATCGTATTACCTGCGTCATCCAAGAATTTAAGTAGATGCTCGTCATAAAATCTATTACCTATATCCGGGCGTTGTCTTGCTTTATTTATATACCAGGCATCAAACGCCTCTTTTGCTTTTCCTTCCATTATTTCTCAAAATAAAATTTAACTTCAATTTCTGTTTCTTCAATAAGTCCATATTTTTTAGCGAACTTATACTGAGTGGAATATTTATTCAATGAACCTACAAACTCCTTTATATTCTCCCTAAATTGTTCTAATGAGTAAGAATTCTTTTGAATATTACAGCTTGGACATGCCGGATTTAGATTTTCAAAGTTTTCATTCTCTGCTTTTTCACAAGTGCCATCCATCCAGTTACGTACAATTGGCTCTATATGGTCAGCATGCCATTTCTTAGGAAGATCACAACCACAGTAAGCGCACCTACCATTATATTTTTGATGAAGAGTATTTCTCTGTTCTTTGGTTAATTTCATTATTCCTATTTTTCAAATACTCGTTCCAGATCAATACCAACATAATCACATATATCACTCATATAAACAGAGAAATATCCGCCCATTAACTTCATTTCAACGCCATGCTCAAAATCCGTAGCTGACTTAATCAGTTTGTAAAAGTCGTCAATTTGGAATGTATAAGGGAAAATAATGACATCTTCCTGCTCGTTTTCGTTTAATTGCCAACGATAATCTATATTGTTATCATTGATGTATTTGTATAATTCTAATTCGGTCATTGTTTTAAATTTTCAAGTTCTTTCTTAATATCTTTCCAGTACTCAAAATGCTTTCTAAATCCACTATAATAAGCTTCATCAATCCATCCTTCTTGGTGCATCAAGTTATTTTGAACTATAACGACATTTGAGATATTAACGGCAATTTCTAATGCGGTTTTATCACTAATATCATTTGTAACGGCTTCTTTTACTGATTGAATAAGATTTAATGCTGATTCTTTAGCTTCCATATATCTGTTTTAGGGCTGTTTCGGTTAGGGTTATTTGAAATTCTTCCTTAAACCCAGTCAATAAGCTTTCGATAGTATTTCTATTAATTTGTTCAAAACTGAATACATGAGGATGCTTATTTCTTACATATTCATATTTAGTTTGCGTTTTTTCACTATAATTTGACTGGTAATAAAACCCTTCAAATAGCACACGTGACTTAGCGTGTTGAAACTTTACTCTATCTTCTTCAAATCGTTTAAAAGCTTCCGGTGAAGCTCCATAATTTGTTATTGAATAAATAGGTTCTTCCAACGGTACATTGTTTTCATCACAAGGCACAAACATCCATAGTGCGAGTGGCTGTTTTAGGAACTGGGCGTAAATTTTAGTATTAAATACATACTTAGCCGTAGATTGATATGCTGGTGTAGCTTTATTTTCCCATTTTTTGAACTCTTGCAGCACAAAGTCCGTCATCGGTATTAGTTTATTTTCCATTGTCTTTTACTTTGTTGATTAATTGTTTAGTACATTCAAATCCATTTTGGCTTATTTCATTGATCTGATTCATATCATAACCCTGTGCTTTTAATGTTAAGGATATTACTTCATCATCTGTTTCAGCAGGAAGAACATTTAAATCCAAAATGCGCTGCAAAAGAGAAAGAATCTTTTCTGAGTGGTCTTCTTTTTCTTCTAGCCAGTATTCAATATTACCTAGGAATTCAGCACCTAGTATTAACCAATTATTGTTTTCTGTTCTATAGCCTGATATTACAGTTCCAAGGCTTGATATTAATATCTTATTTTTATTAGGCTCCGGCAGTCTCTCCGATACAGGGACTTTTACATATTTTGTTTTCATAGTGTTTTTAGTATTTTATAGTCTGAAATTAATTCATTCAAATTGTCATTAGATGTATATAGATAATCAATTAGCATTAAAGCATGTTTCTTAGGATTATCACTGCATTCTTCTAAAAATTGACTCATTCCATCAGGGAAAGATTCTTTAAGCTCATCATTATATTCATGCCACTCTAATATCAATTCTAAGAAATCCATAAAATCTGAATCCTCTAAAAATAGATTTAATGGAAGCTTAACTGTTCTTATTGGCTTCTCTTCAGGACAAGAACAATCTCTTTTACTATTTCCGCAACCTCCGTTGCAAGGGTCATTGTAACTCATAATTAAAATATTGGTGGTTTAGGCTTTTCTATTCGTTGGTAGTGGGTGTATATTCCTGCATTGAAATAGAATTCTACTTCTTTATAATTATATACATTGGAACTAACTTTATCGACTGTTGCTAATAAAAAACCTGCAAATCCGTTTCCTTTCGGCAGATCCTCTTCGCTTTCTATTCGTGTCCAGCCTCGGTTATTTTCTATTCCAGTAATTGATTTTGGACGAACTGAATGCTTGTTTTTGTTTAATTTCAGTCTTGAGAACATATCCATCTGATATTGTGAAGGAGTAACTTTAATCCAACCTTCATTTTCTAATGCATATTTTTGTTGCTCGTTAGATAACCCTATCCAATACTCCCCGTAGGCAGCCTTAATTGCTTGTTCTTTTGGTGTTTCCATTACTCTGTTGCTTCTTTTATTAGTTGTTTTGCTTCAGTAATATCATAACTTGTTTGCCTCGAATAATTTCCTTCTTCTTCAATATCTTTTATAAGTATTTTCAACATTTCAAGAATTTCTGGTGCTTTGGAAAATAATACCGCGTTTGCTTTTGCACAATCTAGGCTTGTTGGAATCTCTGTATATGGGTTTTGATTAAAATCTGCGATGGAATTTCCTTTGCGTTGAACATTGAAATAAAGTACTTCACCTCTCGCTCCTATAGCTTCTTTAACTGTTAATTTTCCTTTCGTTCCTTTAAATTCGCTCATAGTAAATAATATTTTGTGTAAGATTTAGTTGTTTCTTTTTTCAGTATTCCTTTTTTAACTGATTTATCCAGATAATAATTTATCTGTGATGTAGTGGCTGGATGTTCATCATTCTCATATTCTAACCTGAGCCACCAGCTGCACACACCTTCTTCATTATTCTCTTCCTTATAGTCTTTTAGCCTTTGAAGCCATAATTGTTCTTTCATAGTAGTGTTATGTTGTTAGGGTTGGTTATTGATTCTTTGTCTAAAACGATTAACTCACCATCAGGCATATGCCATTTTGAGTTTTTTGCAAATGTTCCGGTAGGAAATGTCATTTTTAACTTTGCTTCTTCATACGCCTTCTCCAAAGAAGCCTGAGCTACTTCGCGGGCGTATACTTGCGCTAATTCTAATATGTATAGCTTTAATTCTTCGTTTACTACGAAAGGTATTTCACTTTTCATTTCTGTGTATAGTTGTTCCAGTCTTTTCATTATTATTTGTTTGGGGTTAAAATTTCGTGGATGTTGCCATATACTTCGTAGTAATTCATGTTCCTACTGTGTAAAAACAATGCTTCTTGTGTTAAATAACTTCTAATTGCAAAAGATCCGTTTATAAATGTTACTTGTTGCAATTCACTATCTTCAGATGCAAGAAAATCGTTTTCAAAAATTTTATCTCTATTTTTATCTTCTTTACCTGAATACTCCTCTGCATTTGTCCATTTAAAACAAAATGCGTCTACTTCATTGTTAAACTCTAAACTGTCGAAATACAGCCCCTGTGTGAAGTAGTAGAAACATTGATCGGTTTCATTCCAACTTCTAAATATTATTTCTCTCATATCGTTTTATTTTGGTTGTTTTATTTTCATGTCAACTAGCACTATACTATCTATTAGTGCGAATTGTGTTTGATTGTTAGTTATTTACCAGTCACCACAATCTGTACTTTCCATACTTCCCCATGCAACAACCTGTTTATCATGGAAACCATATGTGATTTCATAAGGAACATCATCTGTATTCATTACATTTAAGCTCCCATGTGCAGAAATGTAAATTATATAGCCCATTTGGGATATTTCCTTGGATGCTTTTTCAATCCTTTTAATAGCTGACAAAAGCTTTTTTTCATGTTCTGGATTTTTTAGAATTTCGTAATTTTCAATGAGTGCCATATCTTCTGTTTTAGTCCCCTCTTATTACAGAGGGGAAAATTGTTAATTACAAGGAGGCAAACCGTATTTGCGTCCGCACGTTCTGTTTTCTACGTTGTTTCCACGTTCATCAGTCCACTTCATGCCACCTACTACCTTTTTTAATGATCTTTTGTCTAGCTTTTTCATATTTTGATTTTTAAGGATGATTAATTTTTACTTAGAGCTTTATTTAAAGCGTTATAAATGTCTCTGAAAATTGAATACTGTTCTTGATTAGGTATCTGTGATAAATACGAATGCGAAATAAAACCACCTTTTTCATCATATACTATTCTCGCTTTATCAACACCGACTACAAAGAATCTATTCGGGTACTTTCTCCATTGGGTAATTTTACCTTCATCAATCAGATTTTTAATTTCAATTGGCAAGCTTACTGCCTCAACATTTTTAATCTTACCCTTTTCTCTTTCTATAGCGTCTTTTGTCTTTTCGATGCTGGCCTGCATGTTTCTGATTGAATCATTTTGCTTTTCTACCTTTTTAAAGAAAGCCCCACCACCTAGCTTATCATTCATCGGCTGGCCATTCGTCTGTTTCCAAGTACTGAAATGATTATCAAAACGCTTTTGTAACTCAGCTTCTTTCTTTACTAAAGAATTTTCTAATATTTCTAATCTGTTAGTTTTCATATAAGACTTATTAAGGATGAACGTTTACTATCATTATTACCGCAATAGATAAAACAGCTATTACACCTGTTGATAATAATGCTACTAAGAAGGTTTCGTTTGACTTTTTCATAAGATGAGGTTTTAATTGTTTCTTTTTGTTGAGACAAATATAAGCACTAAACGCTAATTATTAAAATAAATATTATCATTAAATGCTAATTTATATACTTTCTAAATTAGCACTAAACACTAATTCATTTGGACATTATTAGTATTATATGTTAATTTTGTAATCAAATGGATATTATATGCAGTTAAGAATTAAAGAAGTAGCCAAACGTAGAGGGTTTACAATGCGTAAATTATCGGAGTTAAGCGGAATTGACACCGTTGCTTTAAGCCGTTACAATACTGGTGTTATCGAACCTCCATTAAGCCGTTTGCAAAAGATTGCTGAGGTTTTGCAATGTGAAGTTGTAGAGCTTTTGCCAGTTGGTGAAAAATTCGGTCACTGGGAGCTTGAAGGCGAATGGCTTGGAATCAGAAAAAAATAACTTTTATGGCACAAATACCTATCATAGTTCATTGTGGTTTTATTCTAAATGGAAATGACACTGCAATATCTGACTTAAAGAAAAAGCTTGATGAAGCTTTATCAAAGGAAGATTATACTTTAGCACATGAATTAAAATTAAAATTAGAAAGCCTAAGAAAAAAATAATCACAAGTTATAAGTTACCTTCGCTATCAAATACCTATCATAATACGATCTGAAATTATGCCTGTGTATATTGATTAGCTTGCAGCACTCCTCTATTGACTTTCCAGATTCATAAGCTTTACCGAGTATACTGTACTTAAACTTCAATACTTGATCTCTTGAATACTGGGGATTTTTAGCTTTTATTTTAGGCTCCTTTTCGTCTTTCTTAACGACTGGCTTTAATGATCTTCTAAACTCGTTATCACTTGCCGGAGCATATCTTACAGGACGGTTGATTGCTTTTGCTCTTGCCAGGACTTCTAAAGCCTTTTGATTCTCCTGTTTCTTAGTTGCTCTTCCGGATCCATCCATTAACTCGGAATGATCCGATTTTCTCTTAACTTTTGCCATGGTTACTGCATTAAATTTTTAAGTCTTAGTCCTATTTGTAAAATAATTTCTGATGTAACTGCGTTTCCAAGCTGTTTATATCTTTGAGTTTTAGGAACTTCTTTAACTCCTTCCACTATTTCATAGGTTCCTTCTTTTTTATTTATCCATACCTGTTTTTCATAGACACCATATTTTGTCCAATCATCTGGAAATCCCTGAAGGCGTTCACATTCTATTTCAGTTAGTCGACGTATAAAATAGCTTTCATTAATCAATATGTCTGATTTATCTTTTAAAAGACATGGAGAAATACCATTAACATCATAAATTCTATTCTGCTGATAAGGCTGCTTTCCTCCACTTTCAATAGAACTATTAATTTGGACAACGGCTTGATTACATCCACAATCTAAGGTTTGGGCAACTCCTTTACCAACACGCCCTCTTCTGGTTTTTGACTTAGGATTAGAAAAATTAATACTATCTCCTTCAGTTGCTATTTCAAATCCAGATGATGTAGCACTATTAACTTTTATTAAAGTCATTGAAGAATGAAGCCCTCCGGAATGCCCACCTGCTGTTAATGTTCTAATATTTGTGGTTTCGACCTCCCCTTCATTAAACCCGAAATTGTCTTCTGTGAAAGGAAATACTCCGGGGCTACTTCTTCCATCAAGATGTCCGATAAGGTATATCCGCTCTCTATTTTGGGGTAATACCCACTTTGTATTAAGCAATTGCCATTCAAGTCTATAGCCCCCAATGTTGGCAAAGGCTTGGAGAATTGCCCAAAAGTCAGCGCCAGTGTTTGAGGAGAACGCTCCTTTAACATTTTCCCAGATAAATACACTTGGTCTAATGTTAGTAACCAGGTCAATTGCGTGTTGGATAAGGCTACTTTTCGATCCTTCAAGTCCTTTTCGTTTTCCTGCCAATGAGAAATCTTGGCAAGGCGATCCAAAAGTGATAATGTCAATTCCTGTAAAGTCTCCTGACTGAATAGACTTAACGTCTCCGATGTATTTTGCATGTGGAAAATTGTATTTGTAATTTGCGATTGCGTGTTTATCTATTTCACTGAAATAATGTTCTTCTATTTCAAATCCGGCATCTTGAAGTCCTTTTGTAAAACCTCCTATTCCAGAAAATAGCTCAATCAGTTTTATTTTCATTTAAGTATTCGTTTAGGTGTTTTTTAATGTGTTCGTATACCAGGTGATCCTTTGCGTGCTGTATTGCCATTCCGTTGAGGTAATCACTTTTTATTTTGTCGGTCTCGTTAAGCGTTTTTAATAACCTTACAGCCTCTTCTTTTCTAAAATGGATATTCGTACCCTTTGTTATTTCTTTGTTTAAAATTTGGGCAGCTTTTGACCGAATTAAACGATTCTTATCGCTTGCTGTCAGATAATCAAAACATCCTTTCTCGTCTAATTCACTGTAAAAGTGTCCGGCGTACACACATGGTTCATCATTTTTTACTTTCTGAACCAAATCATCCCACATTTTCTTTCTTCTGGCTCGTTTCGTTTCTTCTGATTCTTCAATAACTGGATTTAGAGTTTTGTGAATCAACTTTCGCCCTCGGTTCCATTCTTCACTTCCATGCTTAAACTCCTGATAAGCTTTCAAAATTTCTCCGGCCGTTATTAAGCTTAGATTTGGAAAAACTTTTATTTCCGGAAACTCTTGACGCAAAGCCATTCGATAAGCCTCAATAATTTCAAGTGCTGTAAGCTGGTAACCTTGGCAGAAACTTATCCAATGAGCGCCGGAAGATTTCTTATACTCTTCATCAGTGCCGAAATTTACTCCAACCATGGAAGAAACCATATTCAGCGTTTTAATCATTTCTTCACCACTGTTTTTGAAAAGCGGATAATCAACCTCACGCTTTACTATCTCAGGAAGGGACTGTAAAATCGTCAATGGTAAATTGGTTATTTCTCCTTTGAACCTGATTTGCTTGAACTGGTCCTTTGTTGCCAGATCCTGAGCTTGTTGTTTGATTATGTCCATTTTCTTTTCTTGTTTGTTCCCATGTTCTTATTGCAGCTTGCCAGTCTTTCATTTTGTTTTTGCCAACCATCCAGCCTTTAGCCTGATAAAAGTTTACAAATGCATATCCGGAAATTCCGTTGTCTCGTTCATTACAGTAATCCTGAACCTCTTGAACACTTGGTATACGGAAAACCTTTTTTGGCGCAACTTTTTTGGAAAGGTCCGGATCTGAATTTTTATCTGGTTCTTCAATTTCCTTTTTTTCTTCTTGAACGGATTCTTCAACCTCAACCCCTTTTGATTCTTTTTCTAAAAGAATATCATTATCATATTCATTATCATTCTCATTATAGGCTTTTTTGGGTTCTGTAAATAACCGTTCGCTTTTTTGGGTTTCATTAAAACCGTTCGGTTTATCAACTATGATGTCTTTTTTAGGTGGTCTCCCTCCTCTTTGACCGTTTTCTTTGTTCTTCCTTACCTTCTCCTGATATTTTACATTATCTAAATCCATCTGGTTTTTGATAAAGGCAAATGCCATTTGAATATCTGGGTCTACGCTGATACAGTCATTAATTTGATATTCGAAGATCGCCTTGAAAAGTTTTCCTAATTGTTTATCCGAAAGCATTTTTAATGGCTCATAAAACGATTTATATAGTATGAAGCTATCTTTTTGCATTTCTAAGCCTTTTATGTTCTTTAATATGACAAGTTTTACATAATGTTATTCCGTTGCTAACATCAAATCTCAACTCTGGATATTCAGCGAAAGAATAAATATGATGTGCATTTAGTTCTAAGTCTGTTTTATGACAATGTTGACATGTATAGTTATCTTTTTTATAAACTTTTAGCCTCCACGTTCTCATTTTAGATGAACCTCTGATTATTGCATTTTCATTTGACATACCTCCTTTCCAATTCCAGTGAAGATCTCCATATCCAATATTTTGAACAGAATTATCAATATCATTTTTTATGAAGTTGAAGGCTATTTTCGCCATCGGTTTGAAATCTGGACATTTACCTGATATTGCATACTCCATTATGCCATCATAAATTTCCAATCTCACCTCATTTGGCAAATCCCTTACAGCCTCCACCCAGCTACCATAAAAAATAAAACTCTCTCTTGACATTACTCTAAATCTTTAATGTTACAGGGGAACCGTTTCCCTTTTGCATTTTCGTACACAACGGCTGAACCGCTTATTGATATTATTTTAACCTTGTCTCCTTTTTTACCCCATATTTGACCCCTGAAAACATTATCCTTATTAAGTGTTTTAGTTTCCATATCAGGTAAATTGAAATATTTGATCTTCCTGAGCAATGGTAGTCATGAAAGGAAACTCATCTTTTGGAACCTGCTCTATCATATCCATAAGAGTTTTGGCAGATGTGAAGATTATTTCTTTGTCTCCTTTACGTGTTATTTGTAAGGTTAAATACTTTGTGCCAGGCTTCTTTTCAGAATCCTTTATTTTATAATCATTAATTATTATTTGTGTATTTATAACCTTACTCAGTTTTATCTTGTCCCCTACAAAAGCCTTGAAAGTTGGCGTTATGTTGAATTCTTTAAAATTTTTCATTGAGTAGCTTTTTTAAAAGGTTTTTAGAATTACAATGCTTTAACCATCCTTTATATGATGCTATTGATTCACATCTGGGATTACGCTTTAGCATTCTTGCAAATCTTTTCTTTATCGACTTTCTAAGCAAAGTATGACTATGAAAATGCTTATATCCTACGAAGTCTATTCCTCTACTTTTTACCGGAAATACCTGCCAATTATCTTTTACTGTTAACTCTAACTTATTTGATAAGTAGTATTCTATTTCTTTTAAAAGCTGATGCAAATACTCTTTGCTTCCTGATAGGATTACCAGATCATCTGCATATCTGAAATAGTACTTTACTTGCTTTTCCTCTTTAATCCAGTGATCGAAGTAGGTTAAGTAAAAATTAGCTAGGTATTGACTTAAATAATTTCCGATTGGGATTCCTGCAGCTGAATCAATAATTTCATCTAACAGCCACAAAAGGTCTTTATCTTTAAATTTCTTTCGTAATAGTGATTTTAGAATATCATGATCTACACTAGGATAAAACTTCTTGATATCAAGCTTTAAGCAATAGGTAGTTTCGGATTCATCTCTCAGTGCTTTTCTGACCGCAAAAGATGCCTTGTGTATTCCTCGGCCTTTTATGCAGCTGTATGTATCTGCAGTAAATACCGAAACAAAAACAGGTTCTAAAACATTCATAATCGCATGGTGAGTAATCCTGTCAGGGAAATAAGGCAAACGGTATACTTCACGTTCTTTTGGCTCATAAACTTTGAAAATATCATATTCTGATGTTCTATAAGTTTTATCATTTAGCATTGTGTGAAGCTTCATAATATTACTTTCTTTGTTTTTATTATGAGTAAGCACACCGTAATTCTTAGACTTTCCTTTTTGCGCCTTTCCATCGGCAACAATTAAGTTTTCTATACTTATTATTTCCTGATAAACATTTCCTATTCTTTTCATATCCTTTGCTTCTTATTAAGTCGCATTCGCTTTTGCTACCAACGCCTTTAAAGTTTTGTTGTTTTTTACCAAGGGGTAAGGTCTGTGATGTAAATATTTTGCAAACTCGAGAGCTGACATTCGAATTCGTATTCCAGTTATCGTAGTCGTTGTACGAGAAACTAGCACCTGAAGAAGAACTACAACTACAACATCACACAACCTTTATTTTTAATCCAGTAAGAAATAATCTTTGTACAGATCAATGAATGTTTTTCCTATGTACTCTGCCAATTCCCATGTTTTAAAGCAAAGGCGAGAGCCGACAGACGAAGTCGTAACCCGGACACCGTAGTCGTAGTACGAGAAACCAGCACCCGAAGAAGAACCTTCTAAGTCAAACCAAGGATAATACTTTCTTTCATCCCAGTTATCCCAATTTGGTTTCCATCCCTCATTTACTGCCTCAGCAATAATTACTAGTTTATAATGTGCTACTATTGCCTTTTTATGATTTTCAGGCAACATTGATACTTCTGGAACATTAGGCTCTATTCCTAATAATTGGCAAGCATCTTCAAAACTTTTTACTTTATCTGTAATATTCATTGTTGTTAATTTTAAATTGTCATAAATTCTTTATAAATACTCTCAAACTGTTGTCCTGCATATTTTGCTAAATCTCTATTTTTAAAGCAAAGGCGAGAGCCGGCAGACGAACGCGCACCCCAGTCACCGTAGCCGTAGTACGAGAAACCAGCACCCGAAGAAGAACCCATATTAAACCATGGGAAGTATTTGTATTGATCCGAATCAGACCAATCAGGAGTCCATCCTTCATTAAGAGCCTTAACAATTAGTTTTACTTTTCTGTATGCTACTTCGTCAGATTCAAGATCTTCATTCTGTTCATTGAAATAAGTTTCATCGATTCCAAAATGATTAAGTACATCAGCAAAAGTTTTAATTCGCTCTTTAATGTCTTTCGGCTTTTCTCTAAACTTAATTTCTCCAGTTGATGGATCAAAATTGTCTACTTCGTACCCCGCAGGGATTTCAATTTTTAATGTTGTATTCATTTTATTTATGATTATTTAATGTTATTCTATAATTTCCCAGATTACTACCGGCCTACGAGACACCTCACATAACTTAACTTCTCCACTATCTCTAATCATACTCTTTTTAACCATTTCTGAAAGCCTTTTCCATACTTGGCCTTCTTCTAATCCGGAAGCTTTTGATATGTCCCGGAAGGAACCCCGCTTAATCTTTAATAAGCCTCGATAAATTTTATCGTGTATACACTCTTTATGAGGCTTTATTAATTCGTGTGATATTAGTGATGTGGCTTTCATGATCTAAATCCTTTCGATTCGCCAACCAGTTATTGAGTTGAAATACTTTACTTCACCGTCCGGAGCCTGCCATTCTCTACCTCGGATATTAATTCCAATTTTTACTCTGTCGCCTTCTTTTACCGTATTGAGTAAATCAATTTTGTCTGACAAAAACTCTATGATGATTGGCTGAGGGTATTGCTCTTCTGTTTGAAGTACTAAATCAATCTTTTGAAATCCAGAAGCGAAATCCTGTATTTCACCTTTCTTTTTTACTATACCTGTTAATTCCATGTTTGTTTTATTTGAATTTTTCTTTTAATAATTTCTTGTTAATCCAATCAAAAGCGTTGTCATACCATTTATTACTTCTTCTGAATAAAAGCCTTTGTTTCTTCGGGTAAATGTCTATTGTACCGTACTTTTCATGCTCTAATGTGTAACTACCGTTATCTCTTTTCTTTACATCATATTCAAGTCCGAGATATTGAAGAACCACTTTCTCAAAATATATTTCGTTAGGCGTTGGCATTTATACAGCTTGAAAAATGTTATTTGATAATGTTAGTGTGTAGCCGTTTAGAATTTCTCTGCATTTCGATATTTGCTCATGCATTAGCTCTATTCTTTCTTTTGAATACTCAGTTTGAAAAACCTTGATTCTCATTTCTTCCGGAAGAGGAAAGAAGTCTTCAAACCATTCTCTTTTTACATTTGATAACTGGTTACAGAATTCTATCAAACCTTGTTCGGTGTATATCATGCCTGAGACTTTCTCAACTACCAGTGGAATACACTCTTCTCTTATTTCGCCTTCTAAATTGAAAATGTTGCTTTTCCAGTTTAGCCTTCTTAACTCGTCTTCAATAATATTTGAAGGTGTATCAATAAGGCAGTAGATTAATTCGGCTTCTTTAACGCCTGTTAAGTCCATATAGCCATCTAATTGACTCAGGTAATCTCTATTCTCTATTTCTGTATCATACATTGGGAATGTTGAAAAGTCCCATGAAGATTTGAAGTCTCTTACTTTACCTTGAACATTGTCCGGCTCGCCAGTTTTATACTTGTCAGCAAACCGAATCTTATTTTTTACCAGAAGCTTACCGAATACATTCGTATAAAGAGAAATAGACTTTTCTTCTACTGTAATACCTTTTTCTGTGTATTTTGTTTCGATTGTCTTTTGACGCTTCATCATTACCTCACGGTGTAAATTTTTAAGGTAACTTTTAGTAGTTTGTGAAACTTCTGGCTTAGCGTCTCTTTTGTTCATTAACTCAGCCATTTGCTTAGTCTGAGTATCAGAAAGGAACTTGCCTTTAGCTGCATATTCTGATCTTTTACCATATAAAGTAGATAGTAATTCAGTTTGCTTATCTGTAAGACCTGTTTTCTCAACTCCAACCATAAGTTTACCTAATGATGAACATCTAAAGAGGTAATCATTAAAGTTTATTACATTCATTTCTTTAATTGTTTTTCTTTTGAATCATATAAACCTGCTAATTCAGGGTAGTCACTTAAAAATGGAGCGCATTCTTCAAGTTTTTCAATAGAATCTGCTTTTTCAATAAATGATTGAATACGCTGCATTTCCTCGTCTACTGTAGTAGCATCAATTGATTTGGTATTATCTACATATTCAAAATTGCCTTCTTCATTTTGCACTGACTGGTCAGCTAATTGAGCTGTTTGCATTTCTATAGATAATGGAGCATACTGAGAAAGTGTGTTTTTGAGAACCGTTTTCTTTGCCATTGCATCAAATTGGTCTTCATCATTCCAAGGTGAGAAAATCAATTGTCCGGATTTGTTTTTCTTGCCGTAAGTCTGGCTATATTTAGCAGCGTGCTTTTTTACTTTCTCAATCGACCAGAAAGACATCTTTTCAAAACCATTAATTAGTCTGAAATAAGCCACATAACCTACTACTTTACCCTCACCATCAACATCGAAATTCGCGTTTAGCTCTTCAGTAAGTTTATTAAATGACTTGAATTGATTTTCATAAACCTCAATAACATTGATTCGGTGAAATTGACCGCTTCTTTGAGCGAGCTGAACAAAGCCTTTCCACCCTAATTGAAATTGCGCCTGACCTTTGAATGGTACTATATAAGAAAAGCCTAAATTTTGATCTAATGGCAAATCTAAAGTGGCAGCAGTTGCAGCAGCATTAAGTACCGTTTGTGGATTTGCTGACATTAATAAATTATTACCATTGATAATCTGTAGAACTGATGAAATAAAACCCTGGGCTTTTTTACCCAATAATTTTTCAAATCGCTCTTGTATTGATTTTTGCTTGAATAAGCTTTGTGTTGTAAGTTCGTTTGACATATTATTTAGTGTTTATTAATTGTAATCTTTGAATTTGTCCAAAATGGAGTCTAAATCGAATGGCAGAATACCGCCTAAAGACATATACCATTCACAGAATTTAATTGCTTCGTTCATGGCTTTGGCATTTTTGAATAACCTCTTCGTTGTGCGGCCTTTAATACTGCAAGCTGAACTTTGTCTACGGCTTCCACTCCGTTTTTCTCTTGTGCTTTTTCTTCTAAAAATTCGATGCGTTGCAGTATATTTCGGCCTTCTATACAATGGCTTTTAAATTTTGCTTTTAAAGCCTTTAGTTCTTTGAGTAAAGTATCGTTGGTCATCTTAATACATATTTATAGTAACCAAATAGGCGTTGCTTCATTTTAGTTCGCCATTCTATTTTTCGCTCAATTTCTTCTTTTGTGAAAAACATTGAACCCGTAACAAGAGAACTTTTCAATGATAGTATCACCAATTCAACATTTACAATCATTTCTAAAACTTTATCTGCTTTATCTGTAGTTGTCATATTAATATGCTTTATGGTTATTTTCACTTTCAAGTCTTGCTAAAGTTGCTATACAGCTTGCCTTAAAGTCTATAGCAGAATAATCAGCTCTATAATGATGTTTACCGTTTAAAATTGGCTTCATGGTAAACCGGTTTTTGAATCTTTTACTTAGTTTCATCTTCGAGTATATTTTGTGTTAAGAATTTGGTTAATTGCTTTGATTTGCACGCCCCATAAGTTGAAATGAAGCCAAACGAGGTAAAAATAAAAGCATCGAAAAACCGACTACTTTCTACGCTACAGGTTGCCAGAAAAAAGCTACCTATAGCAATAATTATCAATAAAGCTTTCATATTAGGCGTATTTGAAATTATTTCTAAAATGATTCTTCATGAACCAGTGGTGATCTGGTTCGTCACGCTGATCTTTTGTTTCATCTGAAATGAATTCTTCGACTAGATCAGCAAGCTCATTATCTAACTTAAACTGGTATTCGTCGTCGGCTTCTACTACAAGAAACCCGTTCGTATTACGCTTAATGCACCAAAATGCATTGTCTTCGTCGAAAAATAACCCTATGAAAAAGTATTCTTCGTTAACCAAGTCCATATCTTCGAATCGATTATTTAATATCAATTCTCTAACCTGTTGTTTTTTTGCTAAATTTGTCATGTTTATGTTATTTAACACATTTGTTAAGTACTTGCCGGTGAGGTTGCAGCCTCATCGGCTTTTTATTTTTTATTCTTTAATACCTTAAGTATGGTATTATTCAAAGGTCTTCTGGCTTCTGCCATTCTCTCTTTTAACTGGCTCTTGAAAGCTTCTGAATTAGTTATTGACATAATACTTAGTTTTCGAAGATTTCTTTTTCGGTTAGTCCAAACTCTTTATATATCAATACACAGCCGTAATGACATAGTTTGTTTGACTTTCTGGTTGCTAATTGCTCTACTGCAACCTGCTTTACACCCAACACGCTCGCTAATCTTAATGATAGCTCGCTGCTCTCTTTTATTTTACGGCAAACCGTACTAGCTATTTTCATTTTGTTTATATATTTGCAATGTTACTTTGATGACGCTAATGTACTACACTTTTGTCGTAATACAAATTAAATTACTACTTTTTTGTAGTCACTATTATAACTAACTGAAAACCAGAGAGAAAAATTTAGTATGGCTAATTTTGATTTTTTGAAAAACTTCGATTTTTGGGCAGTAGTAATTGCTCTTGTAGCATTATTATGGACTATAATAACATCTGTTATTCAATTGAAAATAAACAAGCAGCAAAAGATTATCAACCAAAATCTAATAAAATCAGAAGGTCAAGCTTTCTTAATACCTCATATAATAAAGCTTGATAAATTTTGGAAGATATTTATTGTAAATAATGGAAAAGGCAAGGCCTCTAATATCAATATAAAATATAACAAAGAAGAACTAGAATCTAAAGGAATTCATATTATGAATGAAATATCAAGAATATATCCTGATTTAGAAACAGGACAAAATTTAGAAATAGTTGTATTTACAGAAGAATGGCATCATAACCAAATTAACATAGAAATAACTTGGGATGATATAGAAAATAATAATAATATAAAACGTCAGGTTTTAGAATTTCCTAATTCTGGAATATCGTAACCTTTTAACTTATTTATCTCTCTAAATATATAGCCAGCCTCTTCAATAAGTGGATATGAAAGAACTGAAATTTTATTTTTAGACATAAGAGATAATGCAATGTCACCTAAACATCTTCTAAGTAAAGCGTTTTCCTTTGCAAGATCAATGATAGCAGTGGTATTATCCATGATAGATTTATTTAGAAGTAATATATAATAGAATAATCAACAAAATAATTGAATTCAAAGAAATGGCAGCAATGGACAAGACTGAAATAGTTTTACTGACTTTATTTTGTTCTCTATAATAAGAATTTAATGTGTTAGAAATAGAAATAATTATATCCCTGTTTTCTCTATTGATACTATTTAAAGCATTAGTATCAATGCCACTATTATTTGATTTTTTAGAAGCAGATATTTCATTTAAGATATTCTGAAAATCAATTTTATCCATAACAATAACTATTAAACAATTTATAATATGAAAAATGAAAATTTAAAAAACGCCATCGTAAAAGCAGTAGAAGAAGTTTTAGACTCCGTAAACCATGCTAAAGATGAACTAGAAGCTAAAAACATATCAGTACGCAATTTAAGAGATATACATTTTGAAGTGCCATTTAATTTACATGGAACTATTAATGAAGGGACTATTAAATTTAGTATATCTGCTTATAATTCACAGGATGATAGCTTAGGTGTTTCTGTTGATGTATATTAAAAAACAGGCTTCTCTTCTTGACTAGAAAGGGATCTCCTGTAATTTCGAAGTTCACCTATGTCATCCGCCGTAAGCTTTACCCTAACTAAAGTTTTCACAGTTTGCAATTTGACTTCTAAAGATACATTATCAGATAAAAGATTAACCAAAGATGCAGTATTACCAAGTGCTTCCGAATTAACAAGAAGCAATGCTTCGAGATTTCGAGCGTATTCTTTAAGTTGTTTTTTGGATGCCATAACAAATTAATTTAAACAAATATATGAATAAAAAAGAAACAGAACTACAAAATAGTAGTATAAAAGATTTAGATAAAAGATTAAATCAGGTAATGGATTACCTTTTAACTAAAAACCCAAAAGCATATAAGAATCAGACGCTTGTCGCTAAAGAAGTTGGATTATCACGTCCAAATTTAAATGCAGCTCTAAAAGGAGAAAAATATTTGACAAAATATACTGTTGATAAGTTTTGTTTGGCATTTCCAGAATTGAATGAAATTTGGCTTTTGAATGGGAAAGGAGACATGTTAAATACTAAAAATGCACAATCAGGAACTATTGATAATGAAAAAAAATTAAATCCACAGTCTAATGACACTATAGAAGGGATTCTGGATGTAGTAACCCTTTTATTTGCTCAAGTAAATACACAGGATAAAAGTCTTTTATTTATTCAAGATCAAATTTTGAAATTAGTTAAAAAGCAGGATGAAATGAATAAGGACATGAAAGAGCTAATGAAATCAATAAATAAGACAACTGCAAAAAGTTAATTAAAACTGAAAGTATATACTTCTGGGGTTACCTCATGAATAGTGTATCCTATTTCACTTGCAAAAATTTTCAGTTCTTTTAAGCCAGATAATACATCTTTATTTATCTGCTTCCTCACCATTTCTAGTTTTAACAGATAACTTTCTTCGGACAGAAGATTATTTGTGTAGTCCTCCCACAAGCGATCGCTAAGCCCCATTAAAATCCTGGCTTTTTCCCTTCTAATATTTCCCATAAATTAAAGGCTATTCTTCTTTTTTAGTATGGATATTAAGCGATCAATAGTACTGATGTTAAATTTATCTCTATCTTCTAAGCTTTTCTGATAATTAGATAAGAAATATATAAGAATAAGAAGCAAGCATAAAATGGCAACAATAGCAATTTTTGCTATCACATCTATATTATTATTATTAAAGAAAATAAAATTAATGTAAGTTATTAAGTGAAAATAACCGGATGCAATCAATATATAGTAACTGAATTTGTAAGGTTTTAAAAATTGAGCTATACCGACGAGAATTGCTATACATGGAACTGCTAAATAATAAACTACAGTGTCATAGTATAAATACTCTTTACCTACAGTATTGGGAACAATGGAATCCGGGTCGTAGTTTATTATAGGTGAAATAAATTTTAAAAAATTATTCAAAAATGGCAAAAGAGCGGCAATTAATATAATTGCCGTTCCTATAATTTGAAGCCTATTTTGGTCTACCCGATTTTGTTGGATCGATTGTCTCTGAGCCGTCGATTGGCTGAGAAGCTTCTTCTCCATCTGAGGCTGATTTTGTTGTAATTCCATTTTTTTGTGACTGGTTAATCTTCAAAGTGTCAGATAATACCCTAATACTTTTTTCTGATGTAGAAGTTGAAGCGTTTGGCTTAGGTGCTGAATTTACTTCATCACGATCAGTTGTACAAGCTACAACCGAACATAATCCTAAAATTGATACAATTAATTGCGTTTTTTTCATTGCTATATATTTTAATCAATGTAAAAATAACAAATACCCTCAACTTCCTATCATTTTTTGCTAAAATAAATAAAATTTGAATACAAAATACACTCTTGTTTGATTTATTTTCTCCATAAAAGAAAATATAACATAACATTACGGTTTCCCGTAAATAGCAAATAAAAAGCAATCAATTTATTATTATATATTTGTATTCATTTTGAAACACTATTTATATGAACAAAATATTTACTACATTAACATTAGTAATTTCAACACTTATCTTTTCTCAAACTGTTGATTTTGGGAAGTATTCGGTAGAAATTTTAAGTACAAGTTCACAATCAGGACTTATAAATGAAAATGACAATATTAAAATAACATTTAATCCTAGTGAATATTTTTGGGGAGTACAACTAACTAATAAAACAAATAAACATATAGAGATTGACTGGGATAAATCAACATTTACAATTAACACATATTCATCTGGAATAACTTTTAGTAACACATCTCAATTAACAGCAAACCTGCCAAAAGGAAAAGAAGCAATCGCTCCTAATTCAAAAGCCACGAGATCAATATATCCAGTAAGATACGTTAGCAGTATGCCCCCAACAGTTTCTAAAAGATATATTAAAGATAAAGGGGAAGAAACAGTTAGTATAAGTTTATTGATAATTGATGAGAATAAACAAGAAAAATATATAACAAGTGACTTTAAAATAACTCTAAAGAAATAACATGTCAATAAAAGATCGCTACATATCACTTAGAGATGAGAAAGGAGTAACAAATTATGTTGTTTCAGACAATACTGGAATTCAATCTTCTTCACTGGGAAGATTAGAAAAAGGGCAAGTGAAGCATCCGAGTGAAAAAACAATTGCTGCTTTAGCAAAATTCTTTGATGTGAATGAAGACTGGTTAAGAACCGGAAACGGAGAGAAAAGAGATGATGTGAAAAAGTCTGATTTATACAAAGTGGTTTATTCCGCTATGATGGACGCTTTAAAGGACTTTTATAAAGATAGAAAGTCCGTGTAATTTGCCGTGTAAAAGCACTCTTAAAACGTGTAATTTTAACATTTTAGCATTTATTTAATCAATTGATATTAAGCACATTAGAAAATTGAAATAGTCATGAGAGTTGACTGGCAGTCAAAAGGTCACGGGTTCGAATCCCGTATTCTCCACTACTCCTATAAAAAATTGATTTACAACATTTTACTCTAGTAAATAATAGTAAAACTATTTTTCTCACTTACCCCAGTGTTCACAACTAATGTGATAGATTACATACTAGATATTATTAAAAAGTTTGGTTATTAAAAATCCTCTTTCAAATTTTGAATTAAATATTACTGAAAAGGTTTGATAATTATCATTTGAATTTTCATATTGCAAAGTTCTTTAGTCTTATTATAAAAGATGATACATTATCCGATGATGATCTGAATGTTTACATTGGAAGAATCTATAAAAAATTAAGTAAAGGATTACCCAAAGAAGTATTTAAATTTTATTTATCGATTATTATGAAATCTCAAACAAATATTAAGTAAATACAATCGAAAATCAATTAGCATATCACTACAAATAGATATAACATTAGTTTTACCAAATAAATTAAATATCATGAATATGAAAAATTTAGATGCCTTAAAAGGTAAAGCAATCAAAGTTTCAAGAGAGCAAATGAAAAAAGTTGAGGGTGGAATGAGATGGACAAATGACAGAGGTGGATGTGTTCAAGATAGAAGAAGTTTAACCTTGCTTATAGAATCAATTCGAAACATGCCTGTTTGCTGCACTATAAAATGTTTATAA